TTATGCCACGTCGATCCACTCGGCGCCCCTGCTGTCCTTGTAGAGGTCCGTCATCTTGGCCGACTTGTGCCCGAGCAGTGCCTGGGCGTTGCGCCCTTCGGCTGCGTGCAGTCGAGCTGCCAGGGAGCGCATCTCATGGAAGGTCGGAGGGCTCCCGCTGACGACGATCTCGCCGGCCGACACAGCGGCGTCTCGCGCCTCGGCGAATTTCTTGCTGATCGTATCCAGCATGATCGGGCTGCCGGCCTTGGCCTTGCTGATCGTGCGTGCATGATGCACCAGGTGCTTCGATACCACGTTGTCGCGGCACAGCTTGATCACGCTGGCCAGATCCAGGCCGATGCACTGCAGGCCTATGGACGTGCTGAGGCGCAGCCGCTGCTTGGTCTTGTGCTGGATGACGTGCAGATAGCCGTCCTGCTCGTCCTTGAAGAGCATGGACGCGATGTCATCCCGACGCTGTCCGGTTATCAGGGCCAGTTCCATTGCACGCTTCAGCCACGCCGTACCAGCTCTGGCATGAATCGCCCGCCACATATCGAGAGTCAGGCGCTCGCGCTTGACCTTGATCCTCGCTGCCTTGGTCACTTCGACAGGGTTCGCCTCGGCCCATCCTGCCGCTATCGCCTCCATGAACACATCGCGCAGCAATGAGCGCATTGCGCGGCTCATCTGCGACTTGCCAGCCTTGACCATGGCGCCAAGGTAGTCGGCAATCATGATCGTGGTGACGGCGTTGATGTCGTGCTTGCCGAACTCGGCATCAAGCCGCTTGATCCGCATGCGCAGATTGCGCTTGGTGTTGTCCTCGATCTCGCGCTCTTCGATGATCCGGCCGTACTCTGCCAGCCACTTACCAAATGCGCGCTTCGCTGGGCGCTCCATGCGTTCAGCCAGGGCTGGCTTAGCGAACATGGAGTGATTGCCGGCGACGGCCTGGGCGATTGCCGCTTCCTTGTCGGTGCCAAGGCCGTAAACCTTGCCTGTGGACGGGTTGCGGTAGCTGTAGTAGGTGACGCCATTGCGTCTGTCTTTCTTGCGGTACAGGTTCGGCGGGAGGTCTTTCGATCCCGTCTTACGCGGCCTGGGTGCCATAGTGGTCCCTCATCATTCGGCTAACCAGCGAGTTGTCTTTGGGCAGCTCTACCGGCACTTCAGGTTCGCAGTATCGGGCGTGCTCGTCCACCCGGTAGCAGCGGCCGACCTTCTGCGCGGGTGGGTCGAAGCGGTTCGTCCTGGCCCACATGCGCAGCGTTGCTGGCGAAGGCGCCGGGTCAAGGTGCGACTCCGCCCACTTCTCAAGCGTGACCATCTTGCTCATGGCAGTTCTCCTTTCATGAACGTGATCCAGTGCGTGCCGCCCTTCTTGCCGGATGGGTGGCCAAACAGTGGTTTCTGATCAGTCAGGGCCAGGATCTGGCCGACAGTGATCTGTGTTTCGTTCCACTTGAAGATCAGGAAGCCGCCAGGTGCAAGCACGCGAAAGCACTCGACGAAGCCCTTGCGGATGTCGTCGCGCCAGTCGTCGGTCAGGATGCCGTACTTGGCGCGCAGCCAACTGTCACGGCCGGCGCGCACGAGGTGCGGCGGATCAAACACGACCATGCGGAACTGACCATCGGGGAACGGCAGCGAGCGGAAGTCCATCAGCACGTCGGGTTCGACCTTGAGCACGCGACCGTCGCACAAGACGTGTTCGGCGTCGCGGATATCGCCAAACAGAACGCCCTGGTTGGCCTTGTCGAACCAGAACATGCGGCTTCCGCAGCATGGGTCAAGGATGGATGCGCTCATTGGCTCACCTTCTCAAGCGTGATCAGTTTCATGGCTACGCTCCGAACTTGATCTTGACGCCGCTGCCCAAGCTGACAACGCCAGGCTCTTCGCCCATGACCTCTTTCATCAGGGCGTAGGTTTTCGGCGCCGACTGGGCCTTGCTCCAGTTCAGACCCGCCTCATCGAGGAAGCAGGCTTCGATCTCTGGCCAGCGGCCTATAAGGCGACCCCAAACCACACCGAGCGCGGCAATCTTGTCGAAGTGCTCGCGCACCTCTGGCACTGCCTCCAGTAGCAGTAGGCATCTGTTCAGGTCGGCAGGGTCGTTCGGGTAAAAGCGGTCACTTGGCAGGCCGCATGCGGTCATGGCCATAGCCTTCGAAGAGTCGCCAACGCGCCCGGTGGCGATCCAGCGCAGGACTTTCGATTGAATTTCAGACACAGCAAATCCTCCCGCCCTATGTGGGCAGATAGAAAAGGGGATGGGTTGGGGTGTTACTTGATGCGGAGGCCTAGGCCGGTGGCGGTGATATTGCGCGTGTACTCGTCAATGCAGTGATTCCACGCCATAGAGCCTGGGCTATCCGCAAGCTCAAGCTTGCCTGGCGTATGAATCTCCAGTGCGCTCAGCGCCGCATTCCAACCAACCCATGCGCGCTGCAAGGACTCATCGCAGTATTCCCCGTAGCGCGGATCGTTCTTTGGCAGAGCATCGCGAACATAGTGCAGCGGCGCTGTCGGCCACTCTCGAGCCACCCAGGCCTCAAACAACTCCCGCCGCTTCTTCTCGACTTCAGGTGTCATTGCTGTCTCCTTGTTGCGCCTGGCGGTGGGCGGCAATAGCCGGCGTCAGACGATAGCACTCAGACGGGAAACCGTACTCAGCGCAGTCGCAGTGCTCACCGCAAGATTCCTGACGCTGTTCGACAGTCAGCAAGCCATGGCGAACGCCTGCTTCCTGAATGTCACCGCCGTCGAAGCTGCCGCCTTCCCAGGCGCCATAGATCAGTTCCAGGGCGAAGGCTGCCAGCGCCCGCACGTCCGGGCCTGGCTGCGGGGTTGAGAACGCAAGCTCAACACGCACATCCTTCACTGCCTGGCCGCACAAATCAACGAAGTTATCTGGTGGCGGGCCGTCATGCCAATCGGTCATGACCTCGCCAAGATCATTGATCAGTCGATGCGCCACCGCCTCCTGCCGCTCTCCCTGCTCGGCCATTTTCGCGGCTTCACGCAAATGGTCTGGCACTTCCGGCGCTGGGGTGGCGTTCAGCTTCTTGACATGCTCAAGAGCCATGTTGTAGCCCTTGGCGTACTCCTGAGACTCGGCCTCTTCGCCGTCCCACATCTTGCATGGGTAGCGAATCATCCCTCGTGCAGAATCAGCGCGCCGCTGCCGCTTTTCATTCTCAGCCCGCAGCGCCTCTCGGTCGCTGTTGATGTTGCTGGCCGCAGTAACCAGCATTGCGTTCTGCAAGCGCAGCGCCTCGGCCTCTGCGTGCAGGGCGTCGTAGTCTTCACCGCGTACCCATTCGCCATGCGCATCCTCTTTCATCATCGCGCTCATGCCGTCGTAGCCGTATGAGTCGCACCGCTTCACTTGCTTACTCATCTTGACCTCCTGCTGGTCGGTAGTAGACAACGCGCTCTAGCCCAAGAGCGGCCAGCACTTCGTCACTTGGGTTCATCTTCTCGGCGTTCTTGAGCCTGAACAGATACCCAGGATCTATGCCCAATGCTTTTGCTGCAGGGCGCAGGCCGCCATACTTCTTATCGGCCAGCTCAATGCGTTGGATAATCGGCGCAATCGAGTGAACAGGCTGATCTCCTGCCAGATCGCGCGCGACGTGATCCATCAGCAGCGTCACCGCCAGCACGCTGCCGAACTCTACACAGTGGTCTTCCCGCGTGCGTCCGCCGACGTGAGCGATACGCTGACCTACGTTCATTCCTGACGTTGGGCTCGGCATCACACCTCTCCTTCTTCTGCGGCAGCGGCGGGGCGCGAGCGATCATCCGCGCCTCCTTTCTCGACCCATTCCCAGCATGGCCGTCCGCTGCTCACAATGTAGGCGCCAGCGTGCGGCATCCCTGGCGGTACTCGGCGCTGCTGGCGGATCATGGTCACGCCCTTGACGACCTTCTCGTCGCCGGCCTTTGGCTTCTTGCGGCTCGGGCCGCTTGTGATGTGGATGCGCGTCTTCATCCTTCCTCCGGGTGATCGGGCTGCTGGGCGGAAAGGGCGGCGACGATGCGCTCATGCTGGGCGACGGTCATGAGGGGTTCGTAGGTGCGATTTGCGGCGGGAATTTCTGGCACTGGGCCGATCCGCGTAAATCGCTCGCCGGCATAGCTTCCGCCGGTCGGCACTTGGAAATGGGCCACCACCTCCACCTCTTCCGCAGCCGATCCAGCAGCCGGCAGGGAGGGGGCTTGAGCTGTCAGTGCGTTCCAAATCGCGTCAGTCAGGTAATCGCACTCGTTGATACCGTCCGATACCGGCTGTCCCTCGGCGGTCATCGCATCAATCAGCGGGTAGCCGTCGCCGTCCTGATCTACGAGTGTCGTCAGTCGGTAATTGCGCAGCGTGTCGTGGATGATCTGCCACCACTCTTGCGGCAAGCACTGCACCTGCTCAGCCTTGCCGGTTGGGGCGGCGGCGAGCATGGATTCCCATATCCCAGCAGCGCAGTCGTGACCGGTCGATTGCCGAGAAATCCAAGACATTAGATTGTTGTCGTATGCCCGGTGCAGCATGGTCCGCGTCGGCTCAACCGGAACCAGCGCATAGCCATCCGGCACACCCACCGGCAGGCTGCGGGCTTGCCAACCATACCAAGCGTCTCGCTGAGTGCGCAAAACGTATTCCCCGTCATCGCCGCGCCGCATGTGAATAGCTATTGCGTTCACGTCCCCGCCAAAATGGTCTTCCGCGTACTGCGCCTCAAACGCCGCCCGATCCGCATCTTTGTTCTGTTCGCTCATGGCTGCTTTCTCCGGTTATCCGCCAGAAACTTGGTTATCGTCTGGCTCAGCTGTTGGGCGCCGATGCTGTTGCAGCGGCTGACGTAGGGTTTGGCCTGTTCGAGCAACGCCATGGCTTCGGCGTAGAACTGCGCGGCGACTGCCTGGGCCTGGTAGTGCGCCATGGCGTTTGGCTGCTGGTTGCTGGCGCGCTGTTCATCGTGGCTTTCGTTGAGGCATGGCATGGCTCACCTCTGGTCATGCCTTGGCGGTGTGCAGGCGTGCAGCGCGGGCTTCTGGTCTGGCTGGCTGCTCCAGCCCCGGAATCACCTGCGGTGAAAGGAAGGAATGAATCAATGGATCAGCGGATGATGGGAATCCTGCGGACGAGGCGCGCGGGGCGCTCGTAGTACTTGGCGCCGTTGATCTGCCAGCCATTCTCGAAGTCCAAGCAGTAGGCGCTGTTGGCGGAACACTGCGAGCTCGTCCAATAGGCGATGTCCTCGCGCAGGTCCGTTACCAACCCCATCTGTTTGGCATACATCAGCAAGTGACACTCGGCCACCGAGGGGATGTAGGCGCCCGCTTCGAGTGCCTGCTTTGCCAGGTCACTGCCGGCATCCGCCATGGCGGTGGTGTTGGCAATGCCGTCGCCGTGATTGGTGGCGACCTCTTGATCGCGCTTGCCCCAGGCGCCCTCGATCTCGGCAGCTGCGCCCAGGTCAATCAAGGCGTACTCGACGCCACCGATCCAGTGACGAGCGAAGATCACGCAGCCCTCGAAGCTGGAACCAATTGCCATGCTGCGCTCGGCCTGGGTCACTTCAAGACTGCCAACAAACTGAGCCGGCAGCTGCCGAACCACATCTGGGCACAGGTGCTGCAGGACTTGCAGGGCCAGTGCGGGGCTTTGGGTGCGCAGCGAAGAACCGCCTACGCTGAGGGAGATTTCCTGGGACATTGGGTGTCCTCCGATGAGAATCAGTGAAGGAATGAATCAGCGAATAACGGGAATCTTGCGGACGAGGCGCGCGGGGCGCTCGCCGCCCTTGCCGCCGTAGTACTGCCAGCCATCCTCGAAGGCCATGAGGTAGGCGAGGTAGGCGGAATACTGCGTGCTCAGCCAGCAGTAGCGATCCTCGCGCAGGGTGATCAGGCCTTCAGTCTTGGCGGCCATCAGCAGATGCGCTTCCAGGCACGCCGGGATGTGGCCGCCGAGCTCCAGCGCTTGCTTGGCGATTTCGCTGCCGGCTTCAGCCATGGCGCGGGTGTTCTTCTCGCCGTCACCGTGGGTGGTTTTGACGTCCTGGCCGTATTCGCCCCACGCGCCTTTTACTTCAGCCGCTGCACCCAGGTAGACCAGTGCGAACTCGACACCGGCCAGCATGTAGAGGGTGACCAGCTTGCCGCCGGCCAGATCGGCGCCGATGGCTGGGAGGGTGTCGGCGTGGATGTTTTCGGGTATTTGCATGTGGTTGCTCAGTGGTTGAGGGGTGGCCGAATGCCCAGGTGGCCAGCCTGTCGTTACGGCGCGGCTCCAAGCTTTGCCGGTGGCGCCGCGTGTCGTGGTGGCGGGGTTTCGTTATGCGGCTTTCATCCGCAGCTTGGCTTCGTACTCGTCGACCAGCAGCTTGAACTGCCACAGATCGGCCTCGAGCTTTTCGATGTAGTCTTCGTCGCGCTGTAACTCGCGCCACCAGAGCTGCTTGCCGACCGGCTCGAGGGCGGGGCAGTACATGCCGACATGCCAGAACTTGCGGCCAGTGATCCACATGCAGCCCATGACCTGATCCATGATCCCGCTGGCGTCGTTGTCGATGTGGAAGGCGCGCAGCTTCTCCGGGGCCAAGAAGCACTTGTACTCACTGCCGCCGTCTTCACCGATCAGGCCGTCAGCACTGGCACCGAAAGCGCCGTCGTCGGTAGTGACGAAGCCGGCTCGCTGAATGATCAGGCCGGTCTGCATCTCGTGTTCCATGCGCGCTTCCGGCTCGAGTTCGTGGCCGCGCTTCATGTGCCAGGTCTCGAAGCCGTTATCGAGTGGTATGCCGCTGATGCGTTCGATTGCTAGGCTGAATGCGTAGTTGAGCGCCGCGTCAGACGGGCGCCCGACAGGTTCGCCGGCCAGCGCCTTCTTCACGGCCTCGGCCTTCGGCGCTGCCTTGTACTCGGCAGCGTCTCGAGCCTCAGCCTCAGTCTTGCCGGCCAGCAGCGCGTCGACGTACTTCTGTTGCTGGGCTGTCAGGCCATCGACTCGAGAACGGGCGACCTCGAACATGCTCGCCGTTATGCATCCTGCTCTGGCCTGGTGCCACTCGGGGCTGCCTTGTTCGCATTCGATCAAGATCATACGGTCTCACCTTCGATCGGCTGATTTTCCGGCGCCTCGAGTTCAGCCTTGCGCTTCTCGACGGCGGCCTTGAACTGTGGGTAGGCAACCTTGTCCTTCGCTTGCTTGATGTCAGCCAGCCCGGATATCCAGACTTGCTGGAGCGCTTCCTTGGACTGCGCCTTGACGGCTTGATCAATCCAGCGCACGGCCAGGTCGGAGTCATTGGCCGGCTTGTTCAGATTGGCCAGGCCTTCGTTGCCTTCGGTGTTCAGGTAGTGAATCGCTTCCTCGAGCCGATCGGTCTTCGGCCAGAACTTGTAGGCGCGCTTGACGCAAGTCTTCTTGGCCATCTCGCCAGGGTCAGTCACCCACGGGCACGACTTGCCTTTCTCGACGTAGGCCTTCCATGCGCTCGATCGATCGCGAATCGCGTTGACCTCATCCATGCTCATGGTCTCGGTCAGGTAGTCGCCGTCTGCGGTCTTGACGACCACATAAACCCCTATCACCTCGCCGCGATCCTTGGCGAATGGGTTGAAAGAGTGCGTCGGCGGCTTGTCGAAGCCGTTCAGCGCGAAGTTGTCACCGCTGTAGACCAGTTCGGCCTGAGCCCAGCGGATGGCGCCGGTATTCATGGCCAGGTCCATCAGGCCGATGTAGCTGATGTCGAGGCAGATCTTGCCGTCTCGAGGGACCAGATAGGCCTGCTTCTTCGCCGGGTTAAGGCTGATTCCGATCGCTGCGATGTTGGTCACGGCATTGACGACTGACTGGCGGTTGTTCAGGGCCAGCTTGGTCGAATAGTCGTTGGCCGCGATCGTCTGAATCGCGAACTCGGCTTCGCGCTCGAAGTTGAGCGATCGATCGGTCAGGACGGATGCAAACGCATCGCGAGCACCGTAGATATCGCTCGTGATGGTCGTGAGTGCGTTAGACATAGCTTCGCCCTCCAGGGCGCTGGTGATGTTGTGGGAGAGGGTGGCGCTGGCTTACTTGCGGTTGGCTTCTTTCGAGAAGTACCGGTGCCAGATATCGGGATGATCGGCGCGCATCATGTCTACGCGCCGCTGTAAGACGCTCAATGCCGTGCGCTGGGCGTCACGGATAAGCGGCTTGCTCTCATGCATCAGTCTCTGACTGATCCACTGTTCTTGAGTTGCGCACTTGATGCGCAGCTTGCGAAGTTCTTCGCGCTCGTCGGCTGACAGAGGAAGAAGGTTTGATAGGAATCCCATGGTCTACCCCGTAATCCGATCCACGACGCCCAGAGCGCCGATGTAGAAAGTGAAGACGCAGATAGCGCAGAACAGCCCGCGATAGATGGCAGAGCGGCGGGCGCGTTGGTAGCGGGTGCTCATAGCCATATCGCCATCAGTATGCCAATCACAATTGCTACAACTGACATAAGCCCGCAGATGGCCACTGCATAATCAAATGAGCGCCAGACGGGTTTGTCTTTGTCCGAGCAGTAAACGCAGAGCACGAAAATCACAAGCCCGGTTAGGGCGATCTTTAGTCCGATTATCATCTCACCACCTCGGCCATAGCCGACGCAAATACATAGATAGACCCAAGGAAGCAGGCCACAAAAAAGCCCGCTTTGATCATCTCGGCGGGCTTCGGGAAGCGGAGGGGTGGGGTCATGGCTTGCGCTCCATGGCTGCGTCGATTAGCGGCCCGTAGGCATCAACCGTGTCTGAGTTGTCATCAAGCACAACGTCGATTACCTCTTGTACGCGCCAGTTATCGATTAGCCAGTGGTATCGCTTGGCATCAGCCTCTGCGGCGCGCAGCCGGGCGATAAGGTTAAGGACTTCCTCAGCGGGCCAAGTTATGTCCCTCTCGGTTGAGCGAGGCTCGCCGCAGCAAACTCTCTCCCATTGCCCCATGTATTCGCCACCTACCGAATAATTTCCGCAGCACTCAAAAGCCTGCTGACGGCAAATTTCTTCCAGCTCCGCCAGGTCTTCATCGTTGATGCTTTGCACGATTGCCGTTGTCATCCCGCCATCCTCCCAATCATCTTCCCATCGCGGATTCGTTCGCGCTGCTTGTTGGCTACGTGGCGCGCAAGGCTCAGGAGTGAGTCGCGCCGTTCTGCGTCGTAGTAGCGCGGACAGCCGGACTCAATGAAGCCGATAACCGGGTGAAGCTCCGTCTCCGGTGCGTCAGAAAAGGCCAGCTTGTCGATGGCCACCTTGGCGCACTGTTCGTAGATGCTGGTTGACTTAGTCATGATTGGCTCCTTGCCTTGGCGATTGCGGCTGCGTTGCGCTCAATGTGCACATCAAGAACTCGGCAAACCTCAGAGTTCTCGCACGCATGACGCTTGGTGCGCAGCAGCAGGTTTGATGCCTCAAGCGCCTCCAGCAGATCGGGGGCAGCCTGCATAAGGCGCATGTCCGGGTGTGATACAGCGGCGCACCAGTCTTTATGATGTGCTCGCCCCGGGAATGGAACGATCCAATCTGGACGCTCGTGAACCTTGTGCGTCAGCTGGAATCCGTCAGCCTCTGGCGCTGTGTCGCGCATCGAAACACCAGCGCCCCACATGCCCCACCGGCAAAACTCCATGATCGTCAGGTCATACTGTGGACGCCCGCCGACAAGCGTCAGCTGGCGATGTTTCTCGTTGAACTCCCAGCGCCAAGGGCCAGGCGTGTGCTCACTCATAGTCATCCTCTCCCCGCGATTCCGCATACGCCTCAGCGTGTTCAGCGGCCATTTCGTAGGCCAGGTTCTCGACGCACTTGGCGCCCATGAAGGCTTCGAAGCAGGCCTTGGCGCGATCACCGTCACCCAGCGCAGCGGCCAGGATCATCGCGGCATAGTTGCCGTCAGGGTCGAAGGCGCAGGCGGTGAGCTCGGCCAGCTTGTCAGCCAGGTCGAACGCCTTGATCACCTCTTTGCCGCCGATCACTAGCGGCTTGCAGGCCATCAGGTCGTCCGCAATGCCGCACGCCCAGGAATGGCCCTCGGCGGTGTCGATGAACTTCGTGTCGCACTCCGGCTCGGCCATATCGTGCCGCCACTGGAGAAGCTCTATGGCTGCGCTCATGAGGCACCTCGGGCTTTGGCTATGGCGGCGCGGGCGCCTTCCAGGTAGTGACGAGCAGGCTTGTTTTCTTTTGCGGTGAGCACGATCAATTCCAGCATTTCCAGAAGATCGGGCGCGGCCGCAATAAGAGCCATGTTTGCCGCGTCTTTCTCGTCGCAGTAGCGAGCGGGCCACATACCTTCAAATTGCGCGTAATCCAGAACAGCGCCATTTGCCGAGTTCAGGCATGAACGCCCAGGCTTTCCAAGCCAGACCCATGGGCCTGGCGTATGAATTTCGGACATGATCAATCCTCGCTATGTGTGCGTGGAGAGGGGGAATATGGAGCCGGCTAACCGGCAAAAAGGCCGCGGGGAGCGGCAAGAGGGTGGTGCGGTAGAGCGTTTTAAGAGTGGTGCCCACTAAGGCGACCTCCATCCTCCGCGGATGGCGAGCTAAGCCTCGGCGTCAGTTAATCCTCACAAGCCCTGCAGTGCCTGTGCCTTTGGCTGATGCCTACGCAACCCTTCACGCCATCGCGAATGACCGTTTACGGGTTCCACTGCTCCAACCACTCTCAAAACGCTCTATGAATCCAGATGACATCGGTTGATGGATGGCCGGTGATGCAATTCCGGCTTGCGTCTCGTGCTATTTCAGGGCGCCTGTCTGTTGGCTTGGCCCAACCATCGCGGATCATCATTCCGCATTCATCCATCACCGATGCCATCTGCCCTGCTAGGCAGGGCGGTGGGTTAGCGGCAGTAATTAGCCGCTTCTTGCTCGCTTCCGAATACCTTCCATACGCAGATAAGGCCGAGCCAGTCGTAGGTAAAGCAAATCCATCCGCCACTCCCGTAATAGCCTGCTGTCTCGCTGTACTTGTATTGCATTGCAGTTCCCCTGTTTCGCTAAAGTCATTGCTCAAGCTCCATAAACAAACCATGGGTTTAAGCCGTCGCTGTATCTCCAAATGAAGCGATCAAGCTCAATTGAGCGTGGAGGCTTGAAAATGCAAATGTTCCCATCAACTTTTTCGCACCATCCGATCAGCTCTCCAGCTGGCTTGGTCATGTGCTGCTCGCTTGCAAATATGCGGCAGCCGCGCATCGGCTTGAAGAAGACCTTCATCACGCATGCATCCGCACGGTGATGTAGCCGTTGCTGGCAACAACGCGCTCCCAGCGATTGAAGAAGACGGCCTGGCCGAACTTCTTCATTGCCGCCTGGCGAACTTGAGCCTCCACGTCACCCGGGCGCTCGCCAGAATCTGGCAGAGCAAGCCACTGAAGGCTCTTGCCGTTGCTGATGTGTGAGTCGATGTTGAATTGGCACATATCTCTATCTCCTATGCCATACGGCGTTGATCACCGATGCGAACCCTAAGCGCGCATTGGTGATGGCCCTGTTGCCAAGGCCAGCAGGGGACCTATGCAGGAATGACCACGATCACGCTGTTGACCATGGTTCCTGACTCTTTGAAAGAACCTTCTGGAAGTTCTTCGATGAAGCCGCCGCTCTGCTCTACGATCCCGCGAAAGTCTCGGCTCAGCGCGTCTTCGCGAAACACGATCCCGGAGGGCATAACGGAAACCAGTAAACCCCCAGGCTCCAGAAACTTGAGGGCGTGCATCACATGGCGGATGTCGCTGCGCTTCTTGTCGAAGGGAGGATTCATCACGACCCGCTGATAGCGCGGTTCGGGCTCAACGGTAAGGAAGTCGGTTACAAGCACGCTTTCGTAGCCGTCCTCCATCAGATGTTTAGCGTTATCCGGCAGCAGCTCAACGCAGTCGACTTTCAAGCCGCATGTTTTCAGGCGTGAGGCGATTGCACCTCGCCCAGCCGATGGCTCTAGCGCCTTCATTCCCTCACGCGCGTCAGCTAGCTCGATCAGGCGATCGACAACAAAGGCTGGCGTTGGGAAGTAGCCAAAGTCCTGAGGAACGGTCACCTCACCGGTGAGGATAATGTTCTCAATAGCTTCGGCAGCATCACCATCAAACAGGTGGGCCCTTGCCTTGGTGTTCCACTTCCCGCCCGCCGCTTTCAGAACCTTGTCCAGCCGCTGATAAAGGCCTCGCTCAAGCTGTCCGCCAGTAATGAAAAGCTGGCGGCCATCTGTTTTGCTTGCACTCAAAACCTGCATAACTTCGCGATCTACTTTCATGGATTTCTCCTAGTTGACTTCCCTGATGCCACTCTTGCGAATGGCATCGAGGAAATCTGTCTTGCTCGCCCCGCGCAGCGATCTGGCTTCTTGCGTGGCTCTATCGATGTCTCACAGTCCACGGCTCTGCCCGACTGCACTCTTGTTCATCCAGGCTCTACGCTGCGCCTGGCCGGGCGAGGCAGGATCTCTGATCCCTTTTCCCGGTGGGTCGATTTGGGCTCGACCTCGCTAAACCCCTTCTTGCTCTGGCCGGTATCGATCCGGCAGTTCGAGCTGGCTTTCGCCGTGCCAGTTGTGGCTGGCTTGAGTTCAATATAGGCATGCCTGTTTTTATCGTCAACAGGAAATCCTATATTTCGATTTGCGCAAATTCATTTGGCGTGCAAATTTTCAGGTGGCCATGAAAAAGCCCGCACTAGGCGGGCTCTATTTGCGGAATGGCTGCGGCTATTGGCTCATGATCTGCCGGTAGCGGCGCTGATATTCTTCGTAGGGCAGACCCTTCTCAGCCTGAAGGGCCCTTATCCTTTCTTCTCGCGACATCTCTACTTGCCTGGCGGCTTCCTTCGGGGCTTGCTGATAGCGCTTCTTGCTAGACGCCGTAGTGATTTCGGAAACTATTTCGCGCGAGATAGCCTGAATCTGCTCCTTGGTCATCGCAGAGAAGACGCCCTCCCATGCACTGGAAGAGGTGTCGTATGTGCGCGCGGCGTATTGCTCGCTGGTTTGCCAATCGCTAAATGTCACTTTGGAGTTCACCCAGGCGTTGCCGATCATGACGCCAAGGCCGTATCGCTCATCCTTGCTGACATACCGGAAGTTCGAAACGTCAACTGCGACCACCGTTGCCGGGTATGGCGCAAGCCTTTTGGCCTTGCCAATGTCGGAATACTTGATACCTACCCGGGTCGCCTCTGAGCGCATCGCGGTTAGCCATGCAGCCCTGAATTTCAGCCATTCCGGGTTGCTCTCCACCCACTCGCTACCGCTCACGCTGAAGATGATCTCTTGCTTAGCGTCTGTGTAGACCGATAGCGTTTCATGATTGCTCTTTTTAACCGATGCAGCGCATCCAGAAAGGGCAAAAGCGATTGCTGTGGCGATGACGGCGGCGCGCATGGCGACCTCCTTGTCCAATTTTCAGTTACGCGGCAGAGACGGTGATGGACCGTACTTGCGCTCGAAATCAGCGACCATGGCGCGGCATGCTTTGTCGGCAAGACTTCTTGCGGCGCTTCCTGTAATGACCGTTCGCGCACTTCTCCAGCACTGATCAATGGCGGCGCGATCTCTGCTCTTTACGGCGTCAGAACTGAGGAAGCCAAATGTCAGAAAGGCAGCTATCGCACCGACCGGCAAGACTAGAAGCCATAGGTAGCTCGCCCGCCTGCTCTGCAGCGCGCCACAGTGCGGACAGGCCTTGGCTTCAGTCGATAAGATCCCGCCGCACTCCTTGCATTTGACCAAAGCCATACAACCTCCTTCTGTTCTACAGTCCGCCTTTCCCACTCTTATCCCGCACGCGGCCGATTATGGTTATGTGTTCCTGGGCGACATCGGCGGCGATGTCTTCAATGGGGTAGGCCTGGTTATCGCTGACCAGGCGAAGGCTGCCGTCCAGCTTCTTGAACAGCCGCTTGATGCGCAGGTCGTTACCGTAGCGAAGCGCGTAGACCTTGCCGTCAATGATCTTAGTGGGCTCGTTCTCTTCCATGTTGACCAGCACGGAATCGCCGTCGAATAGCGTCGTCTCCATGCTGTCGCCCCTCACCCTGAAGCGTTTGCATTTCTCTGGCTTGATCCGCTCGGCACGGAACCACGACAGCTTGTAAATCGCTGGGTCGGATTCCTCGATGATCTCGTACAGCGCCTGGTGTCCATTTCCGGCTGAGAAGTTCACTTGATACTCGCTTATGGCAACGGCATCGTCTGGCAGTTGGTCTTCTGGGTCGTAGGCCTGGACGTTTCCAGAGCCTGCCGGCTCGAAGCCCTTCATTTCTTTGTTATGCACGGCCAGCTCAAGGCGAACCGGAATCATGGGGCCGGTGCCGTTCTCCAGCCATATAGCGCTCACGCCGCAGTTCTTGGCAATGCTGGCGTTGTATGAGGATGAGGCAGATTTGCCCCTCTCCAGATCAGAGATAGAGGTCTGAGTAATGCCCACGCGCTGAGCCAGTTCTAGCTGGGAAAGCTTCGCGTGCTTGCGTGCCTGTTTCAATCGGTCTTTGTATTCCATGCGCCGATTTTCAAAGGTTTCCCTATGTGCTTGCAAACAGGATTGCCTATGTCTAAGATCATAGGAAATCCTATGGAGGATTGAGGAATGACGACTTACGAGCGCCTTGTCGCGCACTTCAAAAGCCAAGAGAACACCGCCACGGCCCTTGGCGTTAAGCAGGGGACCGTTTCCGGCTGGATCACTGGCAAGCATGGCATGAGCGCCGTCACGGCACTTCGAGCCGAGCGCGTCACAGGCGGCGCCTTCAAGGCACATGAACTTTGCCCTGCGCTGCTGGCTGTCGCTTAACCGCCAGCGACGTTACCACCTGATCAAACCCGTCCTGACGCTCGCCACGCTGGCACGGACGGACGAGTAAGCAGGCGGATTCCAGCTTAGCCCTGAACCGCAGCTGGGATTGAAGAGGCTGCAGCTCCATGAGCGCAGCGATGTGGCAGCGAAGGGCAAGCAGTTCGCCCTGGAGAGTTTCGATGGTCGGTTGCATGGGTTTTCACCTGTCGGCTGATCGAGTGATGACAGGTTGCCAACGCCAAGTCGATGGCGCCACGGAAACACCAGCGAGGTTTTACGAATGGACGATTTTCTGAGGGCTTGCCACGACGCCGTGAAGGACGCCGACGCGAAGCGCCTGGCTGCGGACATGGGCCTGCCTCACGTCAGCCTGCTGCAGCGTGCAAACCCGGACAACGACGCTCACAAGCTCACGATCAATCACCTGTTCCAGATCCTGACCCACTCCGGCGACATGCGCCCGCTGCAGGCCCTGGCCGCTGAGTTCGGATATGCGCTGGTCGCCAAGGAGGCCGTATCGGCGAAGAACCTGCCCCAAGCAGTCCTGCACATGCATGCAGAAGTGGCGGACGTGACCAAGGCCGTTACCGAGGCGATGGCAGACGGGCTTGTGTGCCAGACCGAGAAGGCCCTGATCAAGCGCGAGATTGCCGGCGCACGCGATGCGCTCGACGTGCTCGAGCAGTCGGTAAAGGCAGCCTGAAATGGCCGGTGATTGGATCAAGTTCGAACTGACCACCCTGGATAAGCCAGAGGTGTGCCAGATCGCCGACCTCGCGGATATCGACCTTGATGCAGTGGTCGGAAAGCTCCTGCGCGTGTGGGGATGGTTCGATCAGCAGACAGAAAATGGTAACGCTCCGAGCGTTAGCAAAAAGTTACTGGATCGTTTGGTCGGCGTTACTGGTTTCTGCGATCACATGAAATTCGTTGGCTGGATGATCGAAGAGGCGGGCGCGATCAGTCTTCCTCATTTCGAGCGCCACAACGGCAAGACCGCGAAGAATCGGCTTCTCACGGCTAAGCGCGTAGCGAATCACAAGGCCGCTAATGCAAAAGGTAACGACAAAGGTAACGCTCCGAGCGTTATCGATGCGTTACCTAAAGAAGATGTAGAGAAGATTAAAGATCAAGAGCAAAAGCCCCCCTTACCCCCCGAGGGGGAAACCGGAGCTGCCGCACCGGTTGGTGACGAGAAACCTGCCAAGCCTGAAAAACCTGCGAAGCCATCCGCCAAGTTCGATCCGCTGACCGCTTGCCCGCCAAACGTGACGCATGGGGTGTGGGCTCGCTGGGTCAAGTGCCGCAAGGAACTCGGTAAGCCGCTGAAGGAAACCACCTGTGAGGCTCAGGCTGCGCTACTCGCTGACTGCGCGAACCCTGATGCCGTTCTTGAGAAATCCATCGCTAACGGTTGGCAGGGGCTTTTCCCTGATTCCGTGCCGGCGAAGCCTGCGAAGACCGTAAGCCGCCACACCGGACTTAACCAGATCGACCACCGCGCAAACCTAGGGGAGCAGAACGATGACGGCTCATACCCCATCTGAAATCATCGGCCTCATGGGCGGCTTGGGCACAGTGCTCAAGAGCGAGCAGCGCACCTGTGCAGCCCATGGCCCGTACACCGACAACCTGATGGGACTGGGCAAGTCTCGTCCGGCAGCCTGGGTTGGTTGCCAGAAGTGCATGGACGAGAAGCGCGAGGCCGATATCCGTGCCAGCCAAGAAGAGCTGATGCGAGATAATGCCAAACGGTCCATCGAGATGCGCGTTGGTCGTGCCTGCATCCCGCCTCGCTTTGCTGAACGCACCCTGAGCGGTTATCGCGCTGTCACGGCCGAGCAGAAACGCGCTCTGCGTGTCTGCGGCGACTACGCCGAGAACTTCCTTGCGCATGCCAAACAGGGGCGTTGCCTCCTGCTCCTGGGCAACGTCGGCACCGGAAAGACGCACCTGGCCGCCGCCATCGGGAACCACGTCATGCGCGAGTTTGGCATGGCCGCGCTCTACGTCACCGCAAGCTCTGTAATTCGCCACGTGAAGGCCTCTTTCGACCGCGACAGCGATCACACAGAAGCGCAGGCCTACCAGCTATTCCAGTCGCCGGATCTGCTGATACTCGACGAGGTTGGCGTGCAGAACTCGACCGAGTTCGAGCGCACCGTGATGTTCGAGCTGATCAATGGCCGGTATGAAGCCATGAAGCCGACCGTGCTGATTTCCAACCGTGGCAAGGACGATCTGCCGACCTACCTGGGCGACCGCGTGATGGACCGACTGCGCGAGAACGGCGGAAAGCTTGTCGTGTTCGACTGGGACTCAGAGCGGGGTGCCATCCAATGAAATGGGCCAAGCGCTCTGACTGCGTTGCTGTGAGCGACAGCAGCCCACAGTACAAGGTCGCCAAGTTCATGGTGGCCGACCAGGCCAAGTACCGGGCCAGCGTTCACGGCGACTTCATCGGCCGCGTGTGCGACGACGCCAAGGATGCTCAGGCGATCTGCGAAAACCACCTGCAGATCATGGGCAGCGACATGGAGGAGGCAGCATGAACGAGCGTCCTACCAAGGAATTCCTGGCATCGCTGATCGTCGGCCAGACCGTGCGTGTGACTCGCCATACCGGCGACGTGACCGGTCGCATTGCCGACATCAAGCCGCTCCTGTTCCTCGTCCGCATCGGCAAGGAAACCCGCTGCTTTCTGCGCGAGGACGGCGGGGCATTCAACGCTCCGGACAAGTCGACCAAATCCTGGCTGCTGCCGCTGGAGGTGGCCAATGTCTGATGTTCAGCTCTACCGTGGCGACTGTCTGCAGTTCATGCAGCGCATTGATTCGGAGTCTGTCGACCTGATCCTGGCTGACCTTCCATACGGCGCGACCGAATGCGCCTGGGACTCGATCATTCCGCTCGAGCCGCTTTGGGAGCAGTACCTGCGCATTGCCAAACCGAACGCGGCCATTGTCCTGTACGCCGCCATGCCTTTCTCCGCCGTTCTGGTGGCAAGCCAGATCGGGCTGTTTCGTTACGAATGGATCTGGGAAAAGGGAAACGCAACCGGCTTCCTGAACGCCAAGAAGCAACCGCTTCGCGCCCATGAGAGCGCCCAAGTTTTCTACCGCAAGCAGCCGACATACAACCCGCAGATGACGCACGGCCACGAGCGGCGCACTGCCAAGCGCAAAACCGTGAATTCAGAGTGCTATGGCAAGGCGATCAGCCTCACCGAGTACGACTCGACTTCTCGGTACCCGCGTTCAGTGCAGTTCTTCAGCAGCGACAAGCAGCGCGCCAACTTCCAACCGACTCAGAAACCGCTGGCCTGGATGGACTTTCTGGTGAAGACCTACACGGTACCGGGCATGCGTGTACTGGATAACACCATGGGCAGCGGTACCACTGGCGTTGCGGCCGTCATCAACGGATGCGACTTCATCGGAATTGAGCGAGACGAAGACGAGAACGGCCGGCCGCTTGGCTATTTCGAGACAGCGCAGCGCCGCATATACGGCGCGCTTGAAGAAATGGCCACTCCGGTACCGCAGTTTGAACTGATGCTGGAGGCCTCTCATGCCTAAGTACGGCCTCCAGTACATGCACAACGGCGATCTGTACGAAGTGCACATCTACGCGGACAACCTTGACGACGCCTATGCCCGCGTCGAGTCGATAAAGGCCACTGGCGAGTTAGACGACGGGGAAATCATCCACGAAGAAGAGGCCGGCGACGACGTAGTTGCATGGGCCCAGGTGAGGGTAGAAGCCCTCAAGGAGCAATTGCAATGAACACCAAATGGCACTGCGAGCGCCACGAAGGCGGCTGGCTGATTGTTGCGGACTGGGACGGCAAGCAGTTTGCGCAGCATCTGAAGGCGGACCAGATGAAGACGGCGCATGAGCCGGGTTTCGTGTTCTGGTCGGCGGTCGGTTCGATCACTCGGGCGATCAGCGCATACCGGGCACTGCACGAGAACCAGCGCAAGCTGTTCGGCCTGCGCAAGCACCTGGACAAGCTGCTCACCAACGGCTGGCGCGTCACCTGCCGCGACCCTCTATGCATCGCCTGCGGTGGCCGTAGCGCGACCATCGTCGAGGGCATGCTGATCGAGCAGTCCGTGCCAGGCCTGCGCCGCGTTGGCGACGTGTACGAGCGTGTGGGGGTGAGCCAATGAGCATCGTGATCGCCTATCTCCTGATCGGCTTGGCTATGTCGCTTGGCCTGATGCTGGATCGCTGGAGTGCTATTTGCTCGGTATGCATCGGACGCCGGCCAGAAGTGGTCGTGGTGGCCATCGTGGCTGCCTTTGTCGTGCTGGCTTGGCCGCTTTTCTTCAACAAGGAGAATATGGATCGCTGCCATGACTGACGTGAACAAGGCCGAGCTGCGCAGGCTGGCTGAGGCGGCAACGCCTGGTAAGTGGTTAACTGACGGCGACGAAGTTGGAATCGTCGGTGGTAACGTGATCGGCGCCTATGTCGCGCAAAAGGATGGCGGGCGTATCGGCCAGGCCTTTGTGAACTGCCTGGTTCCGACAGCCGAAAAGTGCCGCGCTAACGCAGCCTTTATCGCCGCCGCCAATCCCGCCGCCGTCCTCTCGCTGCTGGATGAGTGTGAGTCCGGCGAGCAATGGAGAAACCTTGCCCTCCAGTTTGACATGCACCGTATGCAGGCCATGGCCCTGATTCGAATGGTGGCGTCCGGCGCTGCCTCTTCCTCGCAATGCTACGAGTTCGCGGCACGCGCCCCTATCCCTGGGCATGAGATAACTGAAAGGCTGGCAAAAGCCGAGGCCGAGCGCGACGCCGCTTTGGCTGAGCTTGCAGAGCTGCGAGAAGAGCTTTCCGGCGTGAAGAACGTAAGCACCGAAACAGCCAAGGCCATGAAGCGGCTAGTTGTGTGCGCCAGGACATCTGGCGGCACTGCCGGGCCTGATGCTGGCCTGATGGAGGCATGCGAACAGGCAGAGAAAATGCTCTCTCTTGGTGGAATCGGCCGCGCATACATGGAAGGTGCTGATGCCGCCATGGCGCAGGAGGCGAACCATGGCTGAGAAAATCCGCCTGAACCAGCTCAGCGACCTGGGCATCCTGCAAGCCGAGATCCGCAAGAAGGGTTTCCCCTGCAACGTCACCATTACCGGAGCCGGCCGCAGCCTTCCGCAGAACGCGCTGTTCCACAAGTGGTGCGAAGAGATCGCGCAGTTCTTCGTCCGCATGGGCAAAACCACATTCGCCACTGGCGCCGCGATGAACGCCGAGAACGTCAAGCGCAACCTCAAGCAGACGTTCCTTGGCGAAGAGGCAGTGCGCGACATCAACCTCAAGACGGGCGAGATCACCGAGCGCTACGAGCTGCGGCACACCAGCCAGCTCGACAAGGGCGCCATGCACTCGTTCATGACCTGCATCGACGCCTGGGCTCAGGAGCACGGCATCTACCTGCCGCACCCGGAGGACAGTGAGTACATGAAGATGCGCTGCAACATGGGAGAGGCCGCATGAACCACCAACGCCAAGAAGGCCGCATGCACGCAATCGACTGCATCAAGGCCGTACTCGGAGCGCCGCGCGCAATGTTCGACGAGCGCGGGCCGCTGATCACCGTACTCGACAACCTGGAATCGACCGCCAAGCAGCAGCCGGCGCAGTACGCCATGGGCGTGATGGACGTTTGCAGGGAGGTGCGGTCGTGAGCATGCCAATTCATCGCTACCCGCCGAATGAGAACGGCGGCCGAGACTTCGCAGTTGGCGACATCCATGGGCACTTCACGCTTCTACAGGAGGCTCTGGATAAGGCCGGGTTCGATCCAGAGATTGATCGCCTGTTCTCCGTTGGTGATTTGGTGGACCGTGGGCCGGAGTGCCGCCAAGTGCTCAACTGGCTGGCCAAGCCATGGTTCCACCCGGTGCGCGGCAACCACGATGACTATGTGTGCCGCTTCGACACCTGTGACGTGGATAACTGGATCTACAACGGCGGTGCCTGGTTTGCCGGTCTGAACTGGGACGAACAGCGCGAGTTCGCCGCACAGTTCCGTGAGCTGCCCATCGCCATTGAAGTCGAGACTGACGCAGGTCTTGTCGGGCTGGTGCACGCCGATTGCCCGTTCCCTTCTTGGTTCGAACTGCAGTTTCAGCTTGAGAGCCTGACAGGGCAGAGCCTGAAACTCGTCAAAAACACCTGCATGTGGTCGCGCAGCCGTTTCGAGTTCGGAGACGCGGCCGGCGTCAAGGACGTGCGCGCCGTCGTGTGCGGCCATACCCCGGTCAAGGCGCCGGTATTGCTCGGCAACGTCTACCACATCGACACGGCAGGATGGATGCCGGAGCGGGGCGGCTACTTCACCCTGCTGAACCTGCAAACCCTGGAAGCTATCCCGCCGCTGCCGGCCAAGATCGACTGGGAGGCGGCATGAAAGGTCGCACCGTCAGCGCCGATCAGAAGCGCTACCACGACATGCTCGCCCAGCACGTGGGTTGCATCGCCTGCTTCAAGGAGTTCGGCGCCCGCAACTTCCACGTCTCAATCCACCACGTCGACGGCCGCACCAAGCCAAACGCGCACTGGCTCGTTCTGCCGCTGTGCGCTGGCCACCATCAAGACGGCACAGGTCTCGCTGGCCTGATCGCCGTCCACCCGTACAAAGCCCGCTTTGAAGCGCGCTACGGCACCCAGCGCGAGCTGATGATCGAATGCGCAATCCAGCTCCAGCAGATGGGCTTCAAGGTTCCAGTGACTATTCAGGCCCTCTTCGGGCTGAAGGAGGCGGCATGAAAAACGCTCTGATCTCAATACTGATTTCTACTGCGCTTAGCCTGTGCTTGCTGTTTGGTGATGAGCTCGTTGCAGAGTTTGCTTTCTACGTGTGTGCGGCCATGAATTTCCTTTCTTGGTCTGGCGTACTGCTTGGGGTTATGGACAAGGAGGTGGCCGCAAGAATCCGTAGAAATTTCTGGCTTGTACTCCCAAGCGGAATTTTTGCTGTCTATGCGCTCATCCAAAGCGGCCACACCTTTCTGGCTGCATCCTCATTCATGGTGCAGTTCTTCATCGTCGCCGCCGCGTTTAAACAGGAGGCTGCATGAGCAACGTCAGAACCCTATCGCCGGGCGGAATCGTCACCCGCCAGGAGCAGACCGCCTTCGTTGAGATGGAGCAGTCGATCATCAGGGCCATCGACGAAGCCAAGCAGGCCGGCGTACCTCAAGGCTTCATCGTCGCCGCCCTGGCCGGTCACTTCCACATGCAAACGCAAAGGATGGTGTCCGATGCCTGATTTCAATATCCGCATTCCGAAAGGGTGCGCCTGCTCTGATGTGCACCCTGGCGATTACACCAACCAGGTCGAACTTAAGACTCCCGATCACATGCTGCGGGTCCGCAACATTGGCTGCCTGCAGTTCCGTGATACGACCTGTGTCGACAGTTGCATTGCAGATGCCGTGCAAGCCCTGTGGGCTCTGGGGGTGGTCACAACTGGCTGCTGCTGCGGCCATAACCAAGTCGATGGGTATATCGGCGTATGGGAGGCACCATGAGCAAAGTCACCCCGCTGAACGTGAAGCCGGATCGGCTGGCCAATCAACTGGCGATGCACGAATCGATGATGGATGAGCTGCGCCAGGTGCTGGAGAAGTATCGCGGCCTCGATCTACTGCAGGTCTTCATCAGCGATGCATTCGCCGAGATCTGCTCCGAAGCAACAATGGGCCCTCTGGTCATGATTCTGGATGGGGATGAGCCGGCATGACCTACCAAGCGCTGTGTTATCTGCTAATCGCCTGGATGCAAATCATGGGGTTTGCTGAGTGCTTTTCCGAAAAGGCAATCGATCGGTTTTTCGGATTTGTCCAGTTCGGAACAGCCACAGCCCTGCTTTTCTCAATTGAGTGGTGGGTGCAATGACCAACTCCCGCGCAAAGGGCGCAATGCAGGCGCTTGGTCGTCTCAAGGTCGGCCAGATGAACAAGACAGAAGCAGCATATGAAGCTCACCTGAAGCACAAACAGCTCACGGGTGAGATTGCCTGGTACCGCTTTGAAGGCATCAAGCTGCGTCTGGCCGACAACACCTTCTACACGCCCGACTTTGCAGTCATGCGCGCTGACGGTCTGATGGAACTGCATGAGGTTAAGGGCTTCTGGACTGACGACGCGAGGGTCAAGACGAAGGTCGCGGCCGATCAGTACCCGTTCCGAATCGTGGCAGTGAAAGCGCAATCTAAGAAAGCCGGTGGCGGCTGGAAGGTGGAGGAATTCTGATGAGCCCGAGAGAGCTGCTGATGGAGAAGCGCGACAAATCCATGCGCAGGAAGCTGATCACTTTTAGCCTGGCGCGCCATGCGTACTTCTGGAAAACCTTTGACCGGATCTTTGGAGAAGCCAACCAATGAAAGCGCCAGAGCTGCTGCACAGGGCCGCTTCGATCATGGAAGAGCGAGGCAAGGAGTACGACAAGCCAGAGGGCGAGAGGTCCATGGGTCGGGCAGTGCGTGCATTCAATGCAATAACTGGTCGCGACCTCAAGGAATCGGAAGGCTGGCTTCTGCTCCAGCAGCTGAAGGACGCCCGCCAGTGGCAGAACCCTGGCCGCTACCACGCCGATTCAGCCGAAGACGGCATAGCCTACTCAGCCCTCAAGGCTGAAGCACTGGCAGAGGGGAAGTGACATGCGAAAGGTGACCGACGAGCAGATCATCGAGGCATTGCAGACGATGAGCGGCAGGGCAGCGGCAGAGTACCTTGGGATCGACAGCAGAACGCTGTGGCGACGCAAGGCGCTGCTGGCCAAGCGTGGATTCAGCCCCGAGCACGACATGACGAAGATGGTGCCGGATGGCTTCCACCTGAAAGGCACCTCAACCCTGTATGACGCTGAGGGAAAGCCCAAGCTTCAATGGGTGAAGTCGAGCATCGACCATGATCGGCAGATGGCTCTGATGCAGGAGGCAATCCAGGCCATGGGCGAGGAAATCCCGCGTGTATCGCTGATGGCTGAGCCGCCGCACGGCAACTCCGACCTGTTGAACTGCTTCGTGATCACCGACCACCACCTTGGCATGCTGGCCTGGCATGAGGAAACACGGGGCGATGACTACGATCTGCGCAAGGCCGAGGACCTGCTTGTTTCGTGGTTCGCCAGCGCCATCCAGCAGGCACCGTACGCCGACACTGCGGTGTTCGCCCAGCTCGGCGACCTGATGCACTGGGATGGCCTTGATGCTGTCACGCCCAGCAGTGGACACTTGCTGGACGCCGACACCCGGTTTCAGAAACTGGTCAGGGTGGCAATCCGCGTGCTGCGCCAGGTCATCGATATGCTGCTGAGCAAGCACCAGCGCGTTCATGTGCTCATGGCCGAAGGCAATCACGACATGGCCTCAAGCGTCTGGCTGCGCGAGTGGTTCGCCGTGCTCTACGAGAACGAGCCGCGTATTACCGTCGACCGCAGCCCCGATCCCTACTACTGCTACGAGTTCGGCCAGACGGCCCTGTACTTCCACCATGGCCACCGCCGCAAGCCGGCGAACGTATCGGACGTGTTCGTGGCCAAGTTCCGCGACGTGTTCGGCCGTACCAAGCACAGCTACGCCCACATGGGCCACCTGCACCACGTCGACATCAAGGAAAACAACCTGATGATCGTGGAGCAGCACCGCACCCTGGCCGCAGCAGATGCATACGCCAGTCGGGGAGGGTGGATCAGCGGACGTGACGCCAAGGTGATCACCTATCACCGCCAGTACGGCGAGGTTGGGCGCCTGACAATTTCACCGGACATGCTCAAGGGGGCAGCATGATCACAGACAGCGATTTCCAGTACGCGGACTGGCTCCTGAATGAATGGGCGCGTTGGGTGAAAAGCGAGTACATGGGCACCAGCCTGGATCGCCGCAAATCGACAGGGCATCCGCTCATGGATGACACCACGTGCCTTGCCATCGACATGTCTATCGCGCGCTGCGATGAGTCGACCCGCAAGCTGATCAAGCGCCTTTACCTGTGGAATGACTTGTCGATCTCCCCTGAAGTGTTGAAGCGTTATATCGAAGAATTCATGAGGGCCTACCATGCTCATGTCGAAGCAGCTTAAAGCCAACTGGACTGCGCCTTATCCGATCCCGGCATACTCGAACTATTCCGGCATGTGCAAAGCGATGTTTGAGGATATCGAGCTAATGCTTGAGCTTGAGCAAAAGCTAGAGCGGAAAGAGCGCATCGAGTTGGACGAGGAAACAAAACGCCGGATGTTTCGCGCGGTTCGCGCCGCTACCAACATCTACTTTGTGAGCGCTCCAAATCAGGGGCTTATCAAGATCGGAAAGGCTACAGACGTCAACGCCAGGCTTAGCAGCTTGCGTTCAGGATCTCCTGCCGAGCTGAACCTTTTAGCGCAAGTGCGCTTCTTCCCTGAGCTGGAGAAATTCCTGCATAAGCAGCTAAAGGAGCACAAGAGCCATGGCGAGTGGTTCAAGGCCACTGACGAGGTATTGGCTGTTGTTGAAGCGGCTATTGATGAAGGACATCGAGGCATCATGAAAGCCCTCAAAGTGGATATTGCAACGCTTGCATAGAGAGGGTATAAATAGCTGGTATTTTGCGGATTTTGCGCGAAAGCAATTTTGAAGCCCTGGCCAGTGCCGGGGCTTTTCGTTTCTGGAGGCAGCATGCACAGACTCGCTCTGTTGGCCGTGCTGCTATCCGGTTGCGCGGCTCAGCCTGAGCCCTATCAGGTTGCCTTCAGCCGCGTTGCATCAGAGCGCGTCATGCAGCGTATGGAGTACTGCGCCAAAGCAGTCTCCGAGATCCCGCTGCCGCTTGATGACGAAGCCAAGAACGCCATTTAGAGCGACTGCCTGATCCAGGTAGGCGCCACGATTTAGCCCGCCGACCAGCCGAATTCATCGAAAGGTTGAGCCAACTGGTGGGCTTCCTATTACCCGCCAAGCCTAGAACGCTGGTCGTACCGGTAGTGCTGGCCCGAAAGGGCGATGCTCAAATCGTGCGGGTGCTTATTACTCCGCTGCTCCCAAGCAGTCTTGCCGGCTTCGGTCGGCCTTTTATTCCTCGCAGTGCCGGCCCGGCGAAGGGCCAGGAAATGCCTATGAGATTGCCAACCATGACAGAGCCAGCATCGACAACTGCGGGTGGATTCCTCCTGTGGAAGCTGGCCACTTGCCTTATCGTCCTGGCGGTAGTTCTCGCAACCATCGTCGTGATGGCCATGACCCTGCCGAAGACGGTGAAAGAGTTCTTGGTGGCGCTGATTAGCACGGTGGTGTCCAGCCTTGGCGGCGGGGCCTTCGTCGTGATGAAGCTCGGTCTGATTGGATGGGCGCATGACTACGTTGGCCTGGTCGCTTTGGCTGGCGTGGTGTTTGCCTGTGGCCTTCCTGCCTGGATCATGGTTCGCGCTTTCTACGCATATGCCGAGGTGCGCAGCCAAGGCACTGGCTTCATCGACATGATTCGCGATATCAAGCAGGCGGTGTGGAAATGACTGGCGTAGGAGCTGGCTGACATGCCCTGGCTAATCCCCGCACTCATGTTCATCGCTGCGGTGGTGTTCTGGCGCCTGTCGTTTCGCACTGATGACTATCTCGTCGCCTGGGTACGCTTCATGGCTGCCATGTTCCTGATCTGCGTTGCGCTGATCTACAGCCTGGGGCTGATGGCTGGTTGGGCGTTGGCATGAGCGTCGTCGAGCTGAAGCCGAAAACTCGCCATTCGGTAGGTGACGCCATATGCGGTAACTGCCGTCACGAATGGGTGGCGACTGCGCCGGCCGGAACAACTCAACTTGAGTGCCCGGAATACGCAACTCACCGTGGAGCGTTCAAGCATCCTTTCGGCCCTTGCGAAGGCGATGAAAGCTTTAAATGCAATTGCGGCAGCTTCGACTTCTACATCTCTCGCAAGCCTGGACATGCCAGCGGCGCTGTGTATTGCCGTGGCTGCGGTAACGAAGCGACCGGGTGGTTTGAGTGATGGCCAAGTACGGAGTTATCACCTTCAGCCTTGCCTGGTGGTGGCGCCCATATGCCTGTGGCCTGCTACTGACTGCCTGGCTGACCGGCCTTGAGCCTGACTGGCAGAAAGTCGAGCGCATGGCTGACAAGGCGATTCGTATCAAAATCGAGGGGCGGAAGGCGTGACGCGCCCAATGCCACCAGAGACCATTGGCCAGTTCGCCGATGGCAAGGACTGGGCAGACGCTTACATACCGGCACCTGAAGTACTGCAGTGGGCTATGGGCACCTTCGTGATCGAGGGCGCTCCGCTGTTCAACGAAGACCACGCACACCTGAAGGATGCGCCAATCGCTTTCCTTTGGGCTGCCGGTGGATTCGAGAAGCAAGGCCGCTGGGTGCTGGGCCAGTGTGAGGACGTGACCTTTCGCTGTGGCGCCTGGCAGAAGGGCAGGCAGGAGCAGCAGATGCTGCAGTGGTTCGGCTACGTGCCGAGCTTCCTGATTACCCTGGCCGCCGATTACTGCGCAGAGTGCTCTGATGCTGAGTTCTGCGCCCTGGTAGAGCATGAGCTGTACCACATGGAACAGAAGACCAACTCTGAAGGTGAGCCGCAGTTCACCGACGAAGGCCAGCCCAAGCTGAAGCTGCGCGGCCATGACGTGGAAGAGTTCGTTGGTGTCGTTCGCCGGTACGGTGCGAGCGAAGGCGTTAAGGCCATGGTTGAGGCAGCCAACAAGGCGCCCGAGGTGGCCAAGATCAACATTGCGAGGGCCTGCGGAACCTGCCTACTGAAGTCGGCCTGAGTTTGGACAGGCACTGGACAGGTGATAGCCGATGGCAGCTTTGAGCAATGAGGTCAAGGGCTTCATAGTTCAGGCCCTTGCCTGTTTTGACACGCCCTCTCAAGTAGCAGAGGCAGTCAAGAACGATTACGGCGTCGAGGTGAGCCGCCAGCAGGTGGAGTCGCACGACCCGACCAAGGTTTCAGGAAAGGGATTGGCCGCCAAGTGGGTGACGCTGTTCCACGACACCCGCAAGCGGTTCCGAGAGGATACCGCCGAGATCCCAATCGCCAATCGATCGTACCGGCTCCGGATGCTGGGGCGACTGGTCGAGAAGGCCGAGAGCAGCCGCAACGCTCGCCTTGCACTGCAGGTGCTCGAGCAGGCTGCGAAGGAATGCGGTGACATGTACGTGAACCGCAAGCAGGAAGCGCAGCCGACCACTCCCGGCGATGGCGATTCAATCCCGTCTGTCGAATACACCCTGAGCCCTGACGAAGATGTCCCAGCTAGCCCGGTTCTCTGAAGCTCCGGTCAAGCTGACGCCGAAGCAGGCCAACATCTACGTATGGGGCTGGCAGGCGAACGCCCGTTTCCGTGACGCGGTGTGCGGTCGCCGGTTCGGCAAGACGTTCCTGGGCAAGGCTGAGATGCGCAGGGCTGCCAGGCTGGCAGTGCACTGGGGCGTCAGCGTTGAGGATGAAATCTGGTACGCCGCTCCTACGCAGAAGCAAGCGCGCCGAGTGTTCTGGCGCCGGCTGAAGCAGGCAATCCCGGAATCATGGCGGGCCTGCAAGCCGAACGAGACGGACATGCTGATCACTCTGAAGAGTGGCCACCTGATCCGCTGCGTGGGGCTTGAGAACTACGACGACCTACGCGGCTCCGGCCTGTTCTTCGTGCTGGTGGACGAGTGGGCAGACTGCAAGTACGCAGCATGGGAAGAAGTCCTGCGCCCGATGCTCTCGACGTGCCAGTACACGATTCCAGGCGTTGGCACCTTCAAGGGCGGCCACGCGCTGCGGATCGGCACCCCAAAGGGCTTCAACCACTGCTACGACACCTACCGTGACGGGCAGGAAGGCGGCGAGCCGGACCACAAGAGCTGGCAATACTCGTCGCTCGCTGGCGGCAACGTCCCGGCTGAGGAACTGGAAGCGGCTCGCCGCACCATGGACCCCCGGACGTTCCGGCAGGAGTACGACGCCAGCTTCGAGAACTACTCGGGCGTCGTCTACTACACCTTTGACCGTCGTGAGTGCTCTACCACTGAGCGCATCAAGCCGGCCGAAGCGCTTCATATCGGCATGGACTTCAACGTGATGAAGATGTCCGCCGTGGTGTTCGTGGTTCGCGATGGCCTGCCTCTCGCCCTGGACGAGTTCCACGACGTGCGCGACACGCCGGACATGATCGAGAAGATCCAGGCCAGGTTCCAGGGCCACGGCATCGCCGTCTACCCGGACGCCAGCAGCCAGAACACCAGCAGCAAGAACGCCAGCGAGTCCGACCTTTCCCTGCTCAAGAAGGCCGGCTTCACCGTAGTGGTGAACTCGACCAACCCGAGCGTCAAGGATCGCGTCAACTCGCTGAACGCTATGTTCCTGAACACCTACGGCGAGCGCCGGCTGAAGGTCAACATCGACCAGTGCCCGAAGCTCACGCAGTGCCTTGAGCGGCAGACCTACACCGACAAGGGCGAGCCGGACAAAGACCCGAAGAAGGGTCACGACCACATGAATGACGCCGCAGGCTACTTCATCGTCAAGCGCTACCCGATCAACCAGCGCACTGCCACCGCAACCACCCTGAGAATCTGAGAATGGCCAACGACCCGAGCACAGTAAGTCCTGCCGTCAAAGCGATGCGCGAGGACTTGGCTGTGGTTGCGCCTTTGATGGGTGGAACCAAGGCCATGCGCGATGCCGGCGAAGCTCTGCTGCCCAAGTTCCCGAAGGAAGAGGCGAAGGAGTATAAGGACCGTCTGGCGCGCTCGACGCTACTGCCGGCGTACAGCGAGACCGTGCAGAACATGACCGGCCGCGTCTTCGCTGAACCGATCACCATGGGCGACGACTCGTCTGACGCAATCAAGGCCTACGCCGAGAACATCGACCAGCAAGGCAACAACCTGCAGGTCTGGTCTCAGGTCTACTTCGCCGAGGCGCTGGCGAACGGGCTGTGCCACGCCCTGGTAGATTACCCGTCGACCACGGATGAGGAAGGCCGCAAGCTCTACCCGACCCGCGCTGCCGAGATGTCTGCCGGCGTTCGCCCCTACACGGTGATCATCAAGCCTGGCCAGGTGCTGGGCTGGAAGTCCGAGACGCGCAACGGCGCCGAGTTCCTGACCCAGTTCCGCTACATGGAAGTGATCGAGGAAGAGGACGCCGAAAACGAGTTCGGAACGAAGCAGGTCCAGCAGATTCGAGTGCTGGAACCCGGTCTATGGCGAACCTTCCGCAAGCAGAAAGGCCAGGGCGGAAAGGACGAGTGGGTGCAGTTCGGCACCGGTACCACCTCGCTCGACATCATCCCGCTGGTGACCTACTACACCAAGCGCACCGGCTTCATGACTGCAACGCCGCCGCTGATGGAAGTGGCGCATCTGAACGTCAAGCATTGGCAGAGCCAGAGCGATCAGGACAACATCCTGCACGTGGCTCGGGTGCCGATGCTGGCCATCATCGGTGTGGATGCACCAGGTCAGGATGCCGCGCCAGGCAGTGCAATTACTGTTGGCAGCTCTACCGCTACCTACCTGCCACGCGAAGGCGACATGAAGTTCGTCGAGCACACCGGCAAGGCCATCGATGCTGGCCGCCAGTCGCTGCTCGATCTGGAAGACCAGATGCGCATGGCCGGCGCCAAGCTGCTCCAGAAGGAGAAGCAGGCGACCAAGACAGCCGCCCAGGCCGAGGAAGAGGCCGCCCAGGAGTTGAGCCCGCTTGAGACCATGGCAGGCACGCTGGAAGACGCCATTGACCAGATCCTGCAGATGTTCGCGCTGTGGATCGGCGAGGCTGAAGGCGGCCACGTTAAAGTCAACGGGAACTTCGACGTGGATTACGCCCCCGAGACGACTTTGCCGCTGCTGAAGGGCATGGTTGACTCCAACTACCTGTCGATAGAGACCCTCTTCCGTGAGGTGCAGCGCCGTGGTGTGCTGAATGGTGACATCCAGTGGGAAGACGAGCAGCAGCGCATCAGTGATCAAGGGCCGCGCCTCGGCACGCTCTGATGGCCACCGTCAACGAGATTCTTCAGGACGAGGCCGTAGCGCACAAGGTCTCGCTTGAGCAGTACAGCCTTGGCGTGGTGCGCAGGATCATCGCGCTACTGAATAGAACTGATTCCAGCTTGGCCGCGCAGCTGATGCAGGCGCTGGATCTGATGCCGGCCGAGTCTTTCACCGTTGAGCGGCTAGAATCGCTGCTTGGTTCGGTGCGTGAGGTCAACGCCGACGCATACCGGCGCGTCGAGCAGGAGCTTACCGGCGAACTGCAGGAACTGGCCGGCTACGAATCGCAATGGCAGTTCGATCTGTTTGACAGGGTGCTGCCGGAGCCGGTGAAAGTGCGCTTCCCGATTGCCAGGATCAGCGCGCAGCAGGCATACGCCGCGGCGATGTCGCGGCCATTCCAGGGTCGACTGCTGCGGGGCTGGGTGAAGACGGTCGAAGCTGATCGCATGGCTAGGGTGCGCAACGCCGTGCGCCAGGGCTACATCGAGGGCAAGACCGTCTCGCAGATCGTGAGCGAGATACGTGGAACTCGGGTAAACGGATACGCCGATGGCTTCCTTGAGCGCTCGCGGCACGAGCTGGCAACCATCGTCCGGTCGGCGATCAGCCACACGGCAGCGACTGCGCGTGAGCAGTTCACCGCAGCGAATGAGGACGTGGTAAAGGCCGTGCGCTGGGTCAGCACGCTGGACACCAAAACGTCGACAATGTGCCGCATCCGCGACCAGCTGAACTACACAGCCGGCGCCCACAAGCCAATTGGCCACAAGGTGCCATGGCTGCAAGGGCCTGGTCGGCTGCACTTCGGATGCCGTTCGACTGACGCCATCGTGACCAAGTCCTGGCGCGAGCTTGGCATCCCTGTAGACGATATGACCCCTGGCGAACGGGCAAGCATGGACGGCCAAGTGCCGGCCGGCATGAACTATGCGGACTGGCTGGAGCGTCAGTCGCGCGAACGGCAGGAACAGGTGCTAGGCGTGGAGCGCGCCAGGCTGCTGCGTGAAGGCGGCCTGAAACTTCCCGACTTCTACAGCCCAACCGGTCAATGGCTGACCCTGGACCAGCTGCGAGAGATCGACGGTGCTGCATTTGGGCGGATCGCGGCGTAAGATCGCCGCATGACCGATAAGCACCCATTCACCGTAATCGACGGAACGCCACCTACAGACACGCCGAAACAGCGCGTGCTGGATCGGGTCAAGGCGTCGCGGCCGGCTGATTTCGTCAGCTGCCACCGATGCGGCGGAATGGAAGTCATCGAAACCAAGACCGGCGTGACCATCAAGGCCGGCAAGAAGAGCGGCGGCACGAAGCAGTTGCTGTGCGCTTCATGTTTTATGCGGGGGGAGCGCGTTGTCATCGGATAGCAAGCCCGGAGCAGTCGCTTAGCCGGAACACCAACGAACATCAAAGCCCGCCACTGAGCGGGCTTTTTCTTGTCCGCCGTCCTGGGACAAGGGACATACAGAGCACAGATTTCCAGCCTCGGCAATGCCGGGGCTTTTTTATGCCCGAGTACCGGATGGGGTAGGGCGCCACGGGCCGGATGGCTCAGCAGATGGGCGGATGCCCGGAGAACCACATGAAACTGAAGCTCGACGAACAAGGTCACGCGGTACTGCAGGAAGGCAAGCCGGTTTACATCCACGACGACGGCAAAGAGGTGGCATTCGATGCGCCTGGCACCGTTGCCACGATCACCCGGCTGAACGCTGAAGCCAAGGCCCACCGTGAAGGCAAGGAGGCGGCTGAGAAGCTGCTGAAAGGCTTCGAGGGTATCGAGGACGGCGCCGCTGCGCGCAAGGCTCTGGAGATCGTGGCAAATCTCGATCAGAAAAAGCTGGTGGATGCCGGTGAGATCGAGCGGGTGAAGAGTGAAATCAGCAAAGGCTATCAAGCCCAGCTGGAAGAGCTCGGCACCAAGGCCAAGACCTTCGAACAGCAACTCTACGAAGAGAAAATCGGCGGCGCATTCAGTCGCTCCAAGCTCATCGCCGAGAAGCTGGCCATTCCCGCAGACCTCGTACAGGCACGCTTCGGCCAGGCGTTCAAAATCGAGGACGGCAAGACCGTCGCCTACGACCAGCACGGCAACAAGATTTACAGTCGTGAGCGTCCCGGCGAGCTGGCCGACTTCGACGAAGCGTTGAGCGCACTCGTTGAGCAGTACCCCTACCGCGACCACATCCTTAAGGGTTCCGGCGCCAATGGCGGCGGCGCACCGAACGGCGGTGGCGCTCCATCCGGCAAGAAAACCATTAACCGCCAGTCCTTCGACGCGATGGGCGCGTCAGAGCGTCAGTCATTCCTCAAGGAAGGCGGGACCGTTACTGACTGATCAAGGAGTCAATCATGGCTAACACCCTCACCGGGCTCATCCCCGACATGTACGAAGCGCTCGACGTGGTGTCGCGCGAGCTGACCGGTTTCATTCCGGCTGTCTCCCGCAGCTCCGACGTAGCGCGAGCAGCACAGAACCAGCAGGTTCTGGTTCCGGTTACCACCGCTGCCAGCTCCGCTGACAACACCCCCGGCGTAACCGCGCCGAACACCGGTGACACTACCGTCGATAACGTCGCGGTATCGATCACCAAGTCCAAGCACGTCCCGGTTCGCTGGAACGGAGAGGAAACCCGTGGCTTGCAGAACGCAGGCACTTTCTCCACCATCCAGGCCGACCGCTTCTATCAGGCGATGCGCACTCTGGTGAACGAGATCGAGGCTGATCTCTGGGGTGAAGCCTACAAGAACGCCAGCCGCGCCTATGGCACTGCCGGCACCACTCCGTTCGGAACTGCCGCAGACATGAGCGATTTCGCTGGCGTGTTGCGCATTCTGGAAGAGAACGGCGCGCCGACCAACGATCTGCAGCTGGCTCTGGGCCACGCCGCTATCGGCAACCTGCGCGGAAAGCAGTCTGGCCTGTTCAAGGTCAATGAGGCTGGTTCCAGCGACATGCTGCGCAACGGCATGACCGACCGCATCATGGGTATGGCCCTGCGTCACTCCCATCAGATCGGCGTGCACACGAAGGGCACTGGCGCCAGCTACGTAACAAGCGGCTCCACCGCTGTTGGCGTCAGCGACGTTGCCCTGGTGACGGGCACCGGCACTGTGCTGGCCGGTGACGTTGTTACCTTCGCGGCTGATTCGGCCAACAAGTACATCGTCAATACCGGTGTCGCCGCACCCGGCACCATCAGCCTTGGCAAGCCTGGTGCTCGCGTGACCATCCCGACTGCCAACGCGCTGACTGTCGGCAACAGCTACACCCCGAACGTCGCTTTCGCCCGCTCGGCAATCGTTCTCGCTACTCGCGCCCCAGCCCTGCCGGAAGGTGGTGACTCGGCCGATGACGTGATGATGATCACCGACCCGCGCACTGGCCTGTCGTTCGAAGTGGCCGTGTACCGCCAGTTCCTGCAGACCGTCTACCACGTCCGTCTGGCTTGGGGCTTCCGCGCCATCAAGCCGGAGCACATCGGCGTGCTGATGGGCTAACCCACCGCAGCGACAACCAGGGGCTTCGGCCCCTGCGTTGTTTCAGGAGACTGAAATGGCTGGACTGAACAAAGAACAGAAGGCCCTCAAGAGCAAGGCCATCGAGCTCAGCGGCGTTAGCTCGCAAGAGTTCGCCAAGCTCACCAGTGAGCAGCAGGCCGAGCACATGACCAAGGCTCAAGAGGCTATCGACGCCGCGACCGAGGAAGCCAAACTTCTGGCTGCCGAGCAGGCCACTGCCGCAGCTGCTGCCAAGGAACAGGCCAAGCCCAAGGATGATCACCTGGTCAAGATGGCCAAGGGTGAAGATTTGCTGAGCGTGCATCCCAGCTGCGTGGCCGATCACAAGCGTCTCGGCTGGACTGAGGTGTAACCATGGCCCTGGTGATCGAAGACGGGAGCATTGTGGCCGGCGCCGAAAGCTTCGCCACGGCTGCCGAATTGGTCACCTACGCGGCCAGTTTCGGCCGCACTATTCCCAGCGACACGACCGCACAGGAAGCCCTGCTGCGTCGTGCCGCTCTGCAGATGAGCGCGATGTCATGGAAAGGCGGCCTGGTCAGTGAGCTGCAAGCCCTGTCGTGGCCGCGCTACGACGTATACCGCGAGAACTGGCTGGTGCCGTCGAACACGATCCCGGCGCAGATCAAGGCCGGTCAGATGGCTCTGGCGACAGAGATCCACGCTGACGACCTGGCGCCGCCTGAGATGAAGACGGGCGCCATTGAATCAGAGAAGGTAGGCCCGATCAGCACCACTTTTGCAAAGGCTGAAAGCTACATCTCGCGCCCTGCTGCAACCCGCCAGTCCTATGCGCAGTTTGGCCCGTTCATGAACTCTTCCAATCAGGTGAGGCTTGTCCGTGGCTGACATCTACGACCGCGCCAAGGCTACCGCAGCGCGACAGCTTGCGCCGCGCAGCCAGGGTGGTAAAGGCCTGGAGCTGACCCTGCGCCGCACCGTGCCAGGCGAGTACGACCCGGACACCGGTAGCAGCGAGACGGTCACCGATTACGCCGGATCTGGCCTGCGCGAGAACTACCGCCTGGAGGATATCGACGGTTCGCTGGTCAAGGCCGGCGACGTGCGTTTCATGGTCTCGCCCGTGCTGCTGAACGGCGACGACATGCCGGAGCCGAAGACGCTCGATAAGGTGCTCTTCGACGGCGAGACCTATACCGTCCAGCGCTGCGACCCGGGCGATTACGCCGGCCTGGCCTGCTTCTTCTACGTGCAGGCCCGCAAATGAGCTTCAGCCTGCAGCTGGCCGAGTTCATCGAGAAGGCCAAGGGCAATACCGAGCAGGTTGTGCAGAAGACGGCCATCGACCTGATATCGGCGGTGATCGACCGCTCACCGGTCGGCAACCCGGAGCTGTGGGCGGTAAACCAGACCGCCCGCGAGTACAACCTTGAGGTGGTGCGCTTCAACGCATCGTTGCGTGACGACCCGAACAACCTGACCAAAGCCGGACGACTCAAGCGCGGACTGAAGGTCAACGACAGCATGGACATCATCAGCCAGGACGGCTACGTGGGTGGCCGGTTCCGTGGCAATTGGCAGGTGACCTTCGACACCAAAGCGACCGGACAACTGGAGCGCATTGACCCCCAGGGCGACAGCACCAAGTCGGCGGCGAGCCAGGTGGTGCTCGGCTTCACCTACGAAGTCGGCACGATATGGGCGGTGAACAACCTTCCGTATGGGCCGCGCCTCGAGTTCGAAGGCTGGTCAAGCCAAGCGCCGAGCGGAATGGTCCGCATCAGTGTCGCCGAGTTCCAGACCTTCGTTAACCGCGCCGTAGCGAGCCTGCCGCAATGAGCAACAAGCTGATTCGCAACCTCTACGAGACTCGCCTGAATAACTGGGCCGCAGCGCGAACGCCGGCACTTCGCGTGGCCTATCAGGACGCGCCATTCACACCAACGTCTGGCGAGACGTACCTCGAATGCTTCCTGCTGCCGGCTACCACCGACAGCCAGGATCTGGCGGGCACGCACAAGCTCTATCAGGGCGTCTGGCAAGTGACCATCGTCAAGCCTGCCGGTACTGGCCTGGTTGCCGCTGGTGGCATAGAGGACGAACTAGCCGCGCTGTTCCCGAACAACCTTCAGCTGACCAGCGGTTCGTTCTCCGTATTCGTTCGCTCGCCAATGAGCGCTGCGCCGGCCCTGGTCGGCACCCCATACACCCGAGTTCCAGTGTCATGCCAGTACCGGGCGGACACCCCGTAGTCGCCCGTTCGGGCACAACCTAACCCCGCCGAGTGCGGGGTTTTTCATTTCTGAATGAGGAAAACATCATGGGCTTTCGTCTCCCGAACGGCGCTACCTTCGACCTGGCGTCGACCTACGATTCGCCGATCACCGTCGCAACTATCAGCAACGCCAACCCTGCAGTCGTCGGTGCCGTGGCGCACGGTCTGAGTAACGGCGCCATTATCGAACTGACCACCGGCTGGACCCCTCTCAATGGCCGGCTCTTCCGAGTTGCCGGGGTTACTACCGACACCTTCGAACTGGAAGATATCGACACCACCGACACCGTGCGCTATCCGGCGGCTGGCGGTGCCGGAACCTGTCGCGAGATCACTGCTTTCGTACGCGTGTCGCAGATTACCGACACCAACACCAGTGGCGGCGAGCAGCAGTTCTATCAGTTCGCCTTCCTCGAAGACTCTGACCAGCGTCAACTTCCTACCACCCGCAGTGCGCAGGCCATGAACCTGGTGGTTGCCGACGACTCGACCCAGCCGTTTGTGCCTGTCGCTGACGCCATCGACGACTCGCGTAACGTTGCCGGTCTGCGGATGAATCTGCCTGGTGGCGACATCATCCTCTACAACGGCTACGCGACCTTCAGCAAGACGCCGACCACCACGCGCGACCAGCTGATGACCCGCACCCTGAGCTACTCGCTCTCCGGCCAACCGACCCGTTACAACGCCTAAGGAATCCACATGGCTGCCAAGTTCAAGATCGAGCAGAACCCGACCTTCGAGGCGAAGGTAGGCATCCATCGCGCCGGCGGCGAGAAGATCGAGGTCGGGATGATCTTCAAGTATCGCACTCGCACGGAAGCGGCCGAGCTGAGCGAGAAGTGGCGCAAGCGCGGCGAGGATCTGCACAAGAAGTACGAAGGCAAGGAGGCCGGCCTGCCGGCTTTGGTAAATGCCCAGATCGGCCTGGAGGTCGAGCGCATTCTGGACATGATTGAGGCCTGGGAGTTCGAAGACGTGCTGTCCAAGGAGTCGGTTCGCCGGCTGCTGAATGGCGGTAAGGCCATCCACGACGCTATCACCAAGGCCTACTTCGACGGCCTCGACCCGGCCCGCCTGGGAAACTAACCAAGGCGGCCGGCGCACTCTACGAGAAGGGCGAGGACGCCGAAGCTCTGGCGTTCTTCGGCCTGACCTTGGAGGACATGGGCGATGACGTGATCGGCGTCTACCCCGACTGCGCCGAGCCGCTGGCCGTCTTCAGCGAGCTTGCAACTCAATGGCGAATCGGAATGTCGGGCCCCACCGGGCTCGACTATTCCGTCCTCGTCGACGTGTTCCGCATCAAGCAAATCCCAAAATCCCGATGGCAAGACCTTTTCGCAGACATCCGCGTGATGGAGCGAGAAGCGCTTTCCGTCATCCATAAGAAGGACTAGGCCGTGGTTGATATCGCCAGCTTGGGCTTCAGCATCGATACCAGCGATGTCGCAAAGGCCGAGACTGCCCTTGATGGCCTGAACGCCACTGGCGCGCGCACGGAAGCGGCCGCAAAGGGGGTAGGGGAGGCGTGGAGCGGTGCGTCGAAGCAGGCTGCGGGCTCGGCCGGGGAGTTCCGCAAAGGCTCCGACGCCCTGCGCGAGCAGCAGCAAGAGCTGGCGCAGCTGCTCGGCAAAATCGACCCGGTTGTCGGCGCCCTCGGCCGCCTGGATGAGCAGGAAGCCAAGCTGCGCCAGTTCCGCGGCCAGGGGCTGCTCGATACCGAGACCTTCGGCGAGTACCAGACCAAGATCGACCAGGCACGGCGCAGCCTTTCGAATGTCGACGGCGCGATCATGCGCACCGGCAACACCTCCAAGCAAACCGCAAATGCCCTGCGCCAACTCCCGGCGCAGTTCTCCGACATCTTCATTTCCCTCCAGGCCGGCCAGAGCCCGCTCACCGTGTTCCTGCAGCAGGGCGCACAGATCAAGGACTCGTTTGGCGGCGTTGGCCCAGCCCTGGCCGAGACGGCGCGTTACGCCCTGGGCCTGGTCAACCCCTTCACCGTCGCCGCGGTCGCGGTTGGCGCCCTGGCGCTGGCCTACAAGCAGGGCAGCGACGAGTCTACGGCCTTCAATAATGCCCTGATCCTCTCTGGCAACATCGCCGGAACCAGCGCGGATCGCCTGGAGAACGCTGCTGCAGCGATTGACCAGGTGACCGGAACCCAGCGCCAGGCCGCCCGCGCGCTCGCGGAGGTGGCCGGCACTGGCAAGTTCACCGCCGACCAGATCGAGACCATAGGTTTGGCCGCTGTGGCCATGGAAGAGGCGACCGGGCGCGCGATTTCCGAGACGGTTAACGAGTTCAAGCGCCTGGCAGACGAGCCAGCTGCTGCCGCAGCGAAGCTGAACGAGCAGTACAACTTCCTCACCGCGGCCGTGTTCGATCAGATATCTGCCCTCGAGCAGCAGGGTGACGCTGCTGGCGCCGCCCAACTGGCCATCGATACCTTCGCGCAGACCATGACTGAGCGCGCGAATGAGATCGAGCAGGGCCTGGGATTCATCGAGCGCGCATGGAAGGGCATCAAGGACGGCGCCGCCGAGGCATGGGACGAGATGCTTGGCGTCGGCCGCTCGCAGACGCCTGAAGAGCGACTTGACGAACTCACCTCCGGCAATCGTTTCAACTTTGGGCGAATCGCAGCCAATGCCGCCGTGCTCGGGCCTATCGGTGGCGCTAAGGAGCTGTTCGACCAGTTCACTCGCACCGGCTCAGAGCAGAACGAGCAGATCGCCGAGATATGGCAAGAGATCCAGGAGCGCGACGAGAAAGCCTGGGTAGAGGGAATGACCGCCCAGCAGGAGCAGGCTGCTATCTCTGCTCAGCAGCGCATTGACCAGTTGCGCAAGTCGACCCTGACCAACGCCGAGAAGCGCGTCAAGGCGCTCAACGACCTGCGCACCGACCTGGCCAAGATCGAACTGGTAAACCCTGACGATCCTCGCCTGGCAGCTGACAACGTGGCGAGGCTTGAGCGGAACATCGCCGAGCAGTACAAAGACCCGAAGGTCGCCAGAACCCCAGCCGTCCGCGACGACGCCGCAACCCGCATGCTGCTCGCCCTGAGGCAGCAGAGCGCCGAACTCGAAACCCAACTGCTCAGCGAAACCAAGCTCACCGCAGAGCAGAAGAAGCGCGCCGAGTTCGAGTCGCTGATCGCCGACCTCAAGACCAAGGACATCCTGACCGCCGACCAGAAGTCGCTTCTGGCCAATCAGGGCGCTATCAAGGCTCAGCTCGACAAGAACGTCGCCATTGCCGAAGAAGTGCGCCTGCACAACGACAGCATCAAGTTGCAGGAGCGCTCGGCCCAGTTGCAGGAAACCATTCGCGCGTCGCTGGAAGGGCGCCAGGAACAGCAGCAGCGTCAGTTGGATGCCTTCGGCCTGGGCCGGCGCGAGTTGGAGCGCGTGCAAGCCGAGGCATCAATCTTCCGCGAGTTCCGCCGCTACCAGGCGCAATTGGACAAGGCTACGCCGTCCGATCTGCTTGGCAGCGAGCAGTACAACACCGCTGTTCAAGAGATCAAGGCAGGGTTGGCCGACGCCCTGGCTGCGAACGAGGACTATTACGAGAAGCTGGACGAGCTGCAGGCAGATTGGAAGAACGGAGCTAGTTCAGCATTCGCTGACTACATCGACGAGACAAAGGATATTGCCGGACAGACATACGATCTGTTCCAGAACGCGCTTGGCGGCCTCGAGGATGCTTTCGTAGAGTTCGCCATGACCGGGAAGCTGTCTTTCAAAGACCTGGCCAACTCGATCATCGCTGACCTGGCTCGCATTGCCGCGCGTCAGCTAACCGCTAACCTGGCAAGCGGGCTCGCCGGGGCGGCGGGCGGCTCTGGTGGAACCGCAGGCTTGTTTGCCAGCCTGTTCAGCGCAGCATCCTCTTCTGGTGGATATACCGGCGCATACGGCTTCGACGGGGGCGGATACACCGGCAATGCCCCGCGCTCTGGCGGCATCGACGGCAAGGGCGGCTTCTTGGCCATCTTGCATCCGCAGGAGACCGTCACTGATCACACCAAACCATCGCGCAGCCAGAGTTCCGGTCCTTCCGGCAATAACGTCGTCATCAATGCCGACTTCTCCGGCATGCGCACAGCTGGTGAGGCCCGCGAGGCCACTGCAACCCTGGCGCGCCAGGTCAACGGCGCCATGGTGCAGTCTGCGAGGTACAGCTAATGGCTGAGTTTCTGGAAGAGCGGTTCCCGCACGACATCAACTATGGCAGTGGTTTCCGCGAGATCGGTGCGGTGCGCGTGGTGACTACATCCGGCGGCGATGAGTACCGCAGCCTTGAGCACCCGTTCGTGCGCTGCGCCCTTGAGGTCGAATTCTCCCGTCAAAAGGAAGATGTGATCGCGCGCATCATTGACCTCAACCGGCGCGCCAACGGCACGTTCCGCGGCTTCCGCGTCTACAACTACAACGACTTCTCGACCAACGCCTATACCAAGGCGCACACGGCGTTTGATCAGCCAATGCAGCTCATCAGCACTGGCCTGTACCAGATGGTCCGGTGGTACGGGAACCCTGCCGACAGTAAGTGCGCGCGCCGGATCATTCGCAAGCCAGCTGCTGGCACGACCATAGTTGGCGTAGCTGGCCAGCTTCTGCCAACGGCGCAATGGAGCGTCGACACAACCACTGGCCTTGTGACCATGGCTGCCAACAAGTCGCGCTCGATCACTGGCATTACCAAGGCCAGCCAGGCCGTTTTGACGGTAGGCACGAACACGTTCCTAATCGGTGAATCGGTGGCTATCAGCGGCGTGGCAGGCATGACGCAGATCAACGGCCTGCGCGCTCTGATAACTGCCAAGCCGACCACAACGACTATCCAGGTCGCCATCGATTCATCGCTGTTCAGCGACTACCTGAACAGCGGCACGGTGCAGACCCAGCCAATCGCCGGAGAGGCGGTCACCTGCGGCTGCGTCTTCGATATCCCCATGCGCTTCGATGCCGATCTGTCCGGCACATTCATCGGCCCCGGCGTGCTCGGCACCTCGGTAGGCATCCGCGAAATACTCAACCCCTGAGCCAATCCCATGAAATCACACGTCGCAGACTGGCAGACGCGGGTTTACTGCGTCCGCATTGAGCCGGCCAATGATTCGCCGATAGTGCGCCTGGCCGGCTACCCGGTGGATCTGCCGATGAGCAATGGCCAGGTCTACCTGACCGAGAGCGGGTATGAGTTCTCCGGGATTGATGCAACGACCACGTTCGCAAGCCAGAGCCTGGATCTGCAGGGAATCCTGCAGCAGGGCGCCATCAGCCGCGACGACCTCAAGGCGGGCGTCTACGACAATGCCCGCGTCTATCTGTTCGCCACGTCCTGGTCTGACCCTATTGAAGACGAAGAGCCAATCGGCCTTGGGTTCTTCGGCAAGGTGAACACTGACGACGACCGCTATACCGTGCAGATCATGGGCGCTATTGACGTGCTCAGCCAGTCGGTCGGCCGCTCGTTCTCGCCATCCTGCCCGTGGACACTCTTTGACGAAACGCTTGATGGGCGCGTTCTCCCGGTATCACAAAGCCGGTGCACCGGACCGCGCGCCAATCCAGACGGGCCCGCGCTGGCCGATTTCAAGGTCACCGGCACGCTGACTTCTGTCACTGACCAGTACCAGTTCCGCGATTCTGCCAGGACAGAGGCTGATGACTGGTTCGGCTACGGGTCGATTCGCTTCACCACAGGGCCTAACGCTGGCCTCAAACCTCTCGAAATCAAGGCCTACACCTCAAACGGCACGATCCTTCTGCATGAGGCGATGTTCTATCTGCCGGAGGTAGGTGACGAGTACGAAATGATCCCTGGCTGCCGCAAGACGCCTGCAGCGTGCAAGGACAAGTACGGGAACAAAGTGAACTACGGCGGCCAGGACCACGTTCCTGTTCCATCGGTTGCTGCACAGGTTGGGAGGGGGCGATGAAGGCTGACGACATTATTTGCTCTGCCCGGGCTTACCTGGGCGTGCCATTCCGGCACCAAGGCCGCACGCCACCCCTCGCGCTCGACTGCGCCGGTCTGTTCGTACAGGTGTGCCTTGACCTGGGCCTGCCAGTGCTCGACGAGCAGGGCTACGGACGCAATCCTTTCCGGGGCCTACTTGAGCAGTGCATATCTCGCCAGACATTCCTCTTCCGAGTGCCGAAAGAGCAAATGCAGGCTGGTGACGTACTGCTCATGAAGTTTGAAGGGGAACCACAACACATCGCCATCCATGCAGGCTCGACCATGATCCATTCCTATGAGCACGCGGGCCGCGTGGTTGAGCACCGCATCTCTAGCATGTGGCGCGCACGGATCGTTCATGTCTACCGCTTTGAGGGCGCGCTATGAGTTCTGGCGGTCAGATAGTTGGCGGTATCGTAGGTGCCGTAGTTGGCTTCTATGTGGGCGGCCCTGCTGGCGCATTTCAAGGCGCATTACTGGGGGCCGGAGTTGGAGCCGCGCTAGATCCACCAAGAGGCCCTACTGTTCAGGGTCCTCGCCTGAGTGATCTCGCCGCCCAAACAAGCACATACGGAAACTTTGTGCCGCGTCTGTATGGAACAGTTGCCATCTCTGGGAACATATTGTGGCTTGAGAATAATCAGCTCAAGGAAACTGTTCGCAAGAAGAAGTCGGGCGGCAAAGGTGGCGGGTCTAGTCAGACAGTCGAAACGTTCAGCTACAGCGCGACATTTGCTCTTGGCCTTTGCGAAGGGCCAATTGTAGGCGTTCGTCGCATCTGGTGCATGGATAAGCTTATCTACAATGCTGGGTCTTCTGATCCGGCTACGGTGATTGCAAGCAACAGGAATGCACAAGGTTGGAGGGTCTACCTAGGCAGCGACAGCCAAATGCCAGACACACGCTATGAGGCAAATGTTGGATCTGGGAATGCATCTGCCTTTAGAGGTATGGCCTATATCGTCTTCTATGATTTCCAGCTTGCTGATTATTCAAACACTCTGCAGGCAGCACAGTTCAAGGTTGAGTAGTAAAGAAAGGTCAGGATATAAATGTTATCTATAACAAAGATCCTGGCACGGAGCGTAACTTTTCATATTCTAGTGTGTTTAGTGTAGATTCAGATATTTACGGCGCAACAGTATTGAGCTATGCCTCAACTGTTTCAGATGTTGGCTCAAGATTTTATAGGCATGCGCGTTTCGATTTGGGTTCGCTTCGCGGGCAGTCTAAAGCGATAGCCGTATCTGATGCAAATGCATTGGCTGATATTGAATGCGTTAGATCAACTGACGGCAATAGATGGTTCCAATATCTTTCTAACAACACGTTTGTCAACGAGTGCTTTGCGAAGTCAAGTGAAGGCCATTGGCTTACACTTGGTATTATTTCGAAAGTTCAAGACATGCTTAAAATTAGCGAGCAAGGAACTAGTCAGGAGAACTATGTATTCGTTTACTCAAGTGATCCGTCTAACTACGGTTCTTTCAATAGAATAGGCTACGCTGGTCTTGTAAAAAATTCATCAGCAAAAAGCGTAATTCTTCGCCACCTTGTTCAGTCGGCAAACTGGAATGTCTCCACGTGTGGAGATGAGCCTTACGAGTGGCGCATACAGAGTAACAGTTTTCAGATTAGAATTTACGACGATAATCTTTCACCAGTCGTAACTTCATTTAGCGTTTCGCTGCCTGCAGGCCAGTGGCCGACCATGAATGCTGGCGCAAGTTTCGGTCCTGCTGACGTGTGCTGTAGGCTAATTAATCGAACGGTTTATCTATGCAAGATCGAACCTGGGACTGGTTATAGATATTGCGCACTGAACAGCAATGGAATATTGTTCAATTACGTCATTGAAACAGATACAACTGGGCAGACAGGTGTGTCAGCAATATGGCCGTACGACGCAGACCAAGCCGTGCTGCAGACGAATGCACGACTCGTACAGTGGAGGCGATACAATTATGGAACGGAAGCTCTTGCAGACATACTCGTAAGTGAATGTGTTCTTTCTGGTCAACTCTCGGAAAGCGACATAGATGTTTCTGGAGTTGCAAATGTGGTTAAGGGTTATCGCGTATCTGGCGGATCAATACGCTCAGCGGTAGAACCATTGCAGGCCGCATATCCATTTGATGTGATACCGTCAGGATACAAAATAAAGTTTCTACCAAGAGGCGGCAGCAGCTCTTTATCTATTCCATGGCAGGATCTAGGCGCAAGCGACGGTCAGCCAGGAGCGATTATCCCTGCATCGAGGGAAATGGACTCACAGCTTCCAGTCAGGACTAATATAAAATACCTCGATGCCAATCGAGAGTATGCATCATCTGAGCAGTACGCAGAGCGCACAAATACTGAGTCTGTTAATCGGGTTGATAGGGAGCTTCCGATTGTTCTTGATGCTGATGAAGCTGCTGGCGTTGCTGAAGTGCTCACCTTCCTGCCGTGGCTTGAAAGGACTGAATACAGCTTAAGCTTGCCTCCGATATACTCTGCCATTGAGCCGGCCGACATATTTAGCGTCATAGACAGAGATGGCTCCATATACCAACTAAGAGCTGTTGCGGTAAAGGATTCACAAAATGGTTCTATCGCGATTAACGCAAGGCCAAACAGGGCTGCACTTTATTCGCCTGAAGCTTCTGGCTCAGAGCCTGAAGTGCCAGATGGAACAGTCCCGCTTTCTGGTGTGTCAATCTTCATTCCGCTGGATATACCAGTCGTTGACGAAACACTGCAAAATGCAGTTGGCTTTGTTGGGCTGGTCACATCAGAAAACCAGGCATGGCCTGGCGCGCTACTTGTGCGAAGCGGTGACGGCGGGCAGACATGGACAGATTTGCAGGCGTATGCCGATGTTGCAACAGTGGGCACGGCTAGAAACGTGCTCACCGTCAACGCATGCACGCTGATTGATCAAACAGTTCTGACCGTAGATATGATATCTGGAGAAATCTTCAGCATTACCCGCGATCAGATGCTCGATGGGAACAACTATGCAGCATATGGCGTTCCCGGGCGCTGGGAAATAGTCAGGTTCCAAAACGCACAGTTGAACGCCGATGGCAGCTATAGGGTAAATGGTTTTGTACGCGGCGAGAAAGGTACTGAGTGGGCGTCTGGCCTTCACGAAGAACGGGATTACTTCGTCTATTTGGCAGATCCTGATAATGCCTTCATAGGAATGTCGGCGGAATCGATCGGAACTGCGCTCGCATACCGCCCCGTAACGTCTGGCGCTGCTATTGATGATGCTGAAGAGACGCAGTTCACCTACGATGGCGTTAATCTTCAATGCCTTTCCCCTGTTTATCCAAAAGCGACGCGCGACGGCTCTGGAAATTTCACAGCCACATTCATGCGTAGAACGCGATTGACAGGAACTTGGTGGACAACGGGAACAAATAACCCACTTGGTGAAGAGTCTCAGAGTTTTGAGGTTGAGGTTATTAACGGTTCCGCAGTGGCCAGAACAATAAACACCTCAACCTTGGGATTCAGCTACTCTGCCGCCAACCAGACAGCGGACTTCGGATCTCCACAAAGCTCTATCACATTCAGGATCTATCAAATGTCCGCCGTTGTAGGGCGCGGATATCCTCTGGAGGTTACTCTGTGACTACCCCTCGATTTCAGATGCCTGAGCTTGCAAACAGTGCCGGCAATCAGGTCAATGCAAACACTACGTTCGGAATACTGGATATAGCGGTTCAATTGACAGTCCTTGACAAGGATCTGAGCACTGCTCCTTCTTCTCCAGAAGATGGCGATGTCTATATCGTTGCATCCGGCAACTGGGGTACTGATTCAAGTAAAGCGGGGCAAGTAGCCTACTGGAGAGATTCAGCAAACGCATGGCAGTTTATAGTCCCGTTTGTCGGCATTTCTGCGCGCGTACTTGATGAGCTGGATTCTCTTGGTGTGCCAAAAGTCTATTCGTGGAACGGTTCGTCTTGGGTTCAGCCAGAAGTCACTGCGACAGCTGCGCCGTCAGAGGTATTTGAAGTAACCGGAACAACGCGAACGCTGGGGCTGACCGATGCAGGCAAGTACCTGCGATGGACGAATAGCTCGTCAAAGACGGTTACGGTAGCGCCTCAGGCTGATGTCGCTTGGCCGAGCAGCACTGAGGTTCACATGCGAAACGCCGCAGCAAGCGATCTGACTATAGCGGCTGGCGTTGGTGTGACAGTAAATCTTCCGTCAGGAGGAACCTTGGCGATCCCAAATGGCGGCACGGTTACTCTGAAGAGAGCTGCATCCAACATTTGGGACGTAATCGGCCAAACGGTGCCAGCATGATACCTGGAATTGTTGCGGGACAAGCAAACTCAGGCGCGCCTTCACCAGCGACACGCCCAGTGCTCCGTGGCACGCGATCTTTTGGCGCTAACGCCGCTTCGCAAACCGTACTTCTACCTACCGGCTGGCAAGCTGGCGACCTTCATGTGCTTGTAGTTGCGGCATCAGACGCAAGCAGTATTTCAATATCTGGATGGTCTTCATGGGGTTTTACTTCAGGCACTGGGCTCAGGCTGCATGTCCTAACCAGGGTAGCCCAGGCAGGTGACGAAGGCGCTTTCTCTGTTCCTTCTGGCGGGCGTCGCGCATGTATCCTGGCTGGGTTTCAGGCTGGAACATACAACACTTCTGTGCCGTTTGTTTCAGCGGCTTCTAACTTCTCTGGCTCTGGAACTAGTGTCACTGCAGGCGCAGGGGATACTGAAATTCCTGCCGGATTGCACTTCTTGATTCAGCTAGGCGCAAGTGGAACCGCATCGGGAATTGAAACAATCACCTACCCATATTCACAGATCAACACTCGTCGCGGCGCAAACTCGACCGTGAGCATTTACACGTGGTGTATGGCGAGTGGTGGTGAGTTCAATGGAGGATTCTCGCCCTCATCGTCTTTCACTATTGGAACCAGTATGGACTGGGCATCGCGAGTTGTTGTCATACGTGGGAAAGACTGATTAGTGATTCCATAGCCCGCTTCGGCGGGCTTTTTTGTGCCTGGAGAAATCATGACCAAACGTGAGCAAGACATCGACGTGTTGGCCCGTACCATCTGGGGCGAGGCGCGCGGCGAAGGGCAGGGCGGCCAGATCGCCGTTGCATGGTGCATTCGCAACCGGGTGGAGATGGACCTGCACAACGACGGCAAGCCGGACTGGTGGGGCGAAGGCTATGCGGGCGTGTGCAAAGCGCCCTGGCAGTTCAGCTGCTGGAACAAGAACGACCCGAACAGCCCTTACCTGCGCGGTGAAAAGCAGATCCCGGCGGCGCAGTTCATGCAGTGTCGTGAAGCTGCGGTAGCAGTGATCGACGGCCACGAGCCTGACCCCACTGGCGGCGCCACGCACTACTACTCCACTAGCATGAAGAAGCCCCCGGCTTGGGTGAATGGTGCTACCCGCACCTGCAAGATCGGTCGGCACATCTTCTTCAAGGACGTGCCGTGATGGCCGCCTGGCTGAAGCTGGTCCCGTCCTGGGCCTGGGCCAGCGCTGCAGGTCTGGTACTGACCTTGGTGGTAGGCGGCGTTCAGCAGGTGCGGGTTTATGGGCTGCAGGTCAGCCTGGCCAACGAGCAGTCCGCGCACAGCAGCTACCGCACCGAAGTCGCCGAGCGCGACCGGCGTGCTGCCATGTTCGTCATTCAGGAAAACCAGCGGCGCCAGGCCGCTACGGAGAAAGCAGATGCAGAAGCCCAGCAACAACTGGCTGCAGCGCGTGGCGATGCTGAGCGTGCTGGTAGTGCTCTTGAGCGGCTCAAGCTGCGCCTCGCAGCCGCTGAGCAGCGCAGTCGTGACGCCGGCAATTCCATCACTGCCCAGCTCGGCCAGGCAGCCGAAGACGCCGCCAGAATGCGAGCCGACATGCTCGGCCGGCTCGGAGAGGCTGTTCGATTCTATGCTGCAGTCGCCGACGAGCGAGGAGTAGCTGGGGCGACGTGTGAGAAAGCGTATGAAGGTTTGAGGGGAGAGTAG